GCAAGGTCGTCAAATGGTTCTTGCTGCGGTACTAAAACGCATAGCATTTTTGGTTGAAGAACCAAATGAAGCCTCAGAAGCTTTTGGAATTTGCGACACATACGACATTCCGGAGGAAAAGTCTTGAACGGGAACTTAATCGGATCAATCCGCCTGCGTTACAACAAGCTGCGGAGTGTGATCCGGATCGAGCTGTAGGGTAGGCCTTAGACGGGTGCAGGGACGTTCCAGAAGAAACTATTGTTGGGCTTTTGAAACAAGCAAAACTTTACGATTAAGGTGTTAGCAATGGCAACCGCGGAAGAAAAAGAAAAAATGAAAGACATCCTAACACGATTGCGTAATTCGTGTTTAGAGGGTCTCGCACAAGTTTGGGATTGCTCAACCGACGAAGGTCGCGAAAGCTTTGAACCAATGGCAGATGATTGCGAAGAGCTGGCTAAACTGCTAGGTATTGAGCTTGAACCTTTTGAATCGGATGAGGACGAGATCGAAGATACCGACGAGTTGTGACACAGGCCTTAGACGGGTGCAGGATAGATGGCCGCTGCGGCGGCCATCGTTCGTGTTCCTTTCTTGTTTCCATTACGGAGGTAAGTCATGTCTGAGTACTGGATCGATAATCACGGTCACGTTACGTACTGTGACGGTGACGCAGGGGTTGACGTGGCGAACCACGAGATGGTGGCTCGCCAACACGCTTTCGGGCTTGTTTACGCAGCGCTTAGTGCCGCAAACCCCGACGACCCCGTTTACGATGAATTTTTATCGGTGTTCGACTTGATCGCGTCTAACGAGTACGGCTTAGACTGCATCGAATTACGGTGCAGGCTGGCCGACGTAAACCCAAGTCAAGATCTATCATGCGATGATCTACTCGCGCTTTGGACGGGGCTACCGGAACTGGTGGCCCAGTTCGCCCTGCAGTCTGAGCCTAACACGGAGGACGTTAGGCTGTATGCGATGCAGCACTGGGGCTGGCACCGAGTCGTGGTTAAGGGGAGCTACCCGTCAATCGAATCGTGGCGGGTAACGCGAGCGATAATCAAGCGGATGCATTTCTGGATCGAGGAGTGCGAGGGTGACCGCGAGGATATTACGTGGACGTGGTACGTGCGGTCTACAGATAAACAGTTCGAGATCACCAGCGAGGAAATGCGGGAGGGTCTCATCAACGTGCGTTCCGAGGTACGCTAACGCAGAAAGCAGGTCCAGAGCAGTAGGTTCCCGGCGACGTGGTGTCGCCGGGTTTTTGTTTTTACGTTAAGGACGAAATGGAGAAAAGCTATGACACGTGAAAAACTGTTTGCTTTCATCAAAAGCAAAGGCGGAAACAAATGCGTTATCCGTTTCAGTGGTGGCAATGATGAAGGCGGATGCCATGACATTGTCATCCAGAAAGATGACACAGTCATCTGCCAATTACATGAAGATTATTGGCCAGAGGATTCGGGCAGAGAGCAAACGCCCGAAAACGCGCTTGTTCGCGGGCTGTGCCGACCAGTTTATGACAAATACTATACGTTCGCTGGTGAATACAGCGTAACGGGTGAGGTTATTTGGGATACCACGACGAAAACTGTCACGATGAAAGGGTGCGAGGAAGTTTTAAATTACGAAGATTTTGAGGAAAATTGTTAATACTAACGACGGCGGTAACCGGGCCGCCGCCGAAAGACTTTGATTTCAAAACCCGCGCGAACGGCGGCTCCGGTTGACCGCTTTGTTCGCATTCTTTGGAGTTAGGTGTGAGGATTGGCCTCACACCTACCTTTTTTTATGGAGGACACAATGGCTAATCCATATCATCATTCCCTTTCCTCAACCCAAAAATGGGGCGGAAACCCAGAGGATTATCAAAAAATTCACGAATGGTTTGATGCCAGCAAGGAAATGTTTGCTGATTTTCGGCATCGTGCTTTACGACATCATGCTCAAGGTATCTTTGAGTGTGAACGCGTGTTCGGCAATACAATCACGCTATCAACGGGCAGGGTTATTCCTACTCGATGGATAGGTGAACAACACGTTACCGAAGACATGGGCTTTATTCCTTCAATTCAAGATTGGTTCATTCATATCCAGCCACAACCTTGGATGAACAAGCCAATGAAATTATCCAAGGTTGTAGGATAGCTGATGCCAACACCGTTTTTGTGAGCAGCGAAACGTTTTATCGGCTAACGCAGAAAGCAGGTCCAGAGCAGTAGGTTCCCGGCGACGTGGTGTCGCCGGGTTTTTCTTTGTTGTTCCCATTACGGGAGTGTTATGACGTTTAAGATCGAGCCTGATTGCTGTCCAGATCCAGCCGAAAACGACATGAACTGGAAACTCGTGTCGTTTAGCCGCAAACACGTCGGGTTTCAGCACCCCGACAAGTTGTTTCGTGTCACCCGTAAACACGGATCGCTCGTGTTCACCGCTCGGGACATCAGCCTTCGCCGCCGACTCGATGTCGGGCTGGCGTTCATGCTCAGCTATTACGAGCACGGGGAGTGTGTGTGGTTTCGTAAGGGGCACGGTGGCCCAGGTACTGACTGCCGTTTCGACGGCGTCGGACACGCAGGCGTATTGCTCTGGGAACATGGGCCTTCCGCCATCGGGGCTAAGACGTACGAGGATCGGGCAAAGGACGCTGATCGGTTCCTCCAGTGCTACACGGACTGGTGTAACGGCCACGGGCTTTCGTGGTCCGGGGTTGGCGACGACGACGACGAAACCCAACTTGACAGTTGCGGCGGCTATTACGATTCCGACGTGGAGTATTTGATTCAAGACATGGTGACCTCTGCCCGGGAACAGTTGGATCAGGACGATACGTGGGCGATTGATCCCGAGTCTGCTTACGAGTACCAAGTTATCAAGGCTTTTCGGGATGCAATGTCTGAGCTTGAGCACAAGCCGTGAGGCTTTAGTGTTTTCTATGCCCGGCGGCACCGTGTCGCCGGGCCTTTTGCGGCCCATTACGGGAGTGTTACCATGACGCATAAGATGAGAAAGTTTGATGAAAGCGACGCCGAGCCCCTGATTGAGGACGCGCTCGCCGTAGCCCGGTTGTTGGTGGAGGAACTCGAAACGCTTGCCGAGCCCGAGTGTTACTCGGATACGAACAGCCGGCAATCTCAAGTTCGAAACGTCATCGAGTCGAATAGTGCTTTTCTAAAGGCCTTGAACGCTGCGTGTAACTACTGCAAGCGGGGGTCTTAACGCAGAAAGCAGGTCCTGAGCAGTACCTTCCCGGCGACACCGTGTCGTCGGGGTTTTTCCTGTTGGTTTTTGTTTGGAGTGTGTTATGCGAGAGTACCCAGTCACTATGACGCCGCAGTATCAGGCCCGCCTCGAGGCTCACTGCAGGGCGCTGCGGTTTGCCTTGTTGTTGCTGCCGTTACTGCGGTCCGCCATTACAGCGTACGTTGGCAAGAAAGCTGTGAAGACTGACCTTACGTTGACCACAGCGTTTCGTAACGCTGTAGCCCCGGCTGTGTGGGAGGCAGAAACACACCGACGTGCGTACCCCGAGCGGTACCTGGCCTTGGGGTACTTGACGACGCAGCAAAGCAAGCACAGCATCTACCTGCTGGTTAAGGGGTGCGCCTTCGTCACCAACGGCAAGGAAACGCACATGTGTGAGTACAACGAGATCGTTGTACGCCTGTGTTCGTTTGACACGGACGGCAAGATCACTGTCGTTGACGGCCCAGTGAGGCCACCCTACCCGCTCACCGAAGTCGCTGGCGATGCGGATACTACGTTACTGACGAGCGCAGTGAACCGCTTAGTAGTTGAGTTCAACGACGCGCTTGCTGCAAGGGATGCAGCTCATCGTGTTGCGGAAGAAAAGTGGGATAATATCAGGGCCTTTGTCGAAACCCGCTGAGTGTTACATGCCCGGCGGCACCGTGTCGCCGGGCTTTTCTTTGGTCCCATTATGGGAGAGAGTGATGGCGAGTGAAGTTCTGTTTCGTAATCACAGCGTGTTGTTGGACGTGACGGACGCCCCGTCAGGATGGGTGTGGTTTCTGGTGGTCGGGGATTGTAGTTGGGGCAGTGGCCCCAATATCGTGGAAGCCACGAAATTGTGGCGTAGTCAGGCCCCGTATAATGCCCGAGCACGTAAGACTACCGTGTACCTTGCGATCGATGTGCGGTGGTTCGCATCACCGCAGCCCGGAGATCCGACGCCCGGTAACTGGGTGTCCCTCGATGACACGAATACCGCTCACGCCCGGGTCGATGAAGCGGGCGTGATCAAACTGCGGCATTGCCGGCTGATCCGGTTTTCCCGTTGACACGATTCCACAGATGTTGTAGAGTTTTCCAGATGTGCCGGCGTGTTTGCCGGCACGCTTTTCCATTAAGGAGTTTCGAATGTTGGTATTGAAACGTCGAAGAGGCCAGCGTGTTGTCATTACGGTGACGCCTCCCGGGTCCGACCCGGTTGTGATCACCATAAAAATCAACAGCACTGCGACAGGGTCATGCAGTCTGGCGTTTGACAGCCCGCGTGATACGGTTTCCGTGGTGCGAGAAGAGATCGCCCCATAACGCAGAAAGCAGGTCGATTGCAGTACTCCCCGGCGACACCGTGTCGTCGGGGTTTTCTTTTTCTGGCCCACTATGGGAGTTGATCATGGCTGGCGTTATCTTTTACTCCGGTCCGTCCATGCTGGACGGCAAGCCGATTGTTGCTATCGCCACAATAGGCACACGCAACGAAAAAACAGGCCCGCTGATCCAGACATGGATCTTGCGACGGGATGTTAGCCCCCTCGCCGCGATCAATAGCGGCAAGGACTCGAGTATCTGCGGTTCCTGCCCGTTGCGTGGCGTTGTGGAGCGCATGCCGAAGGGCAGTAAGCACCGCACGAGGAACCGTTACCGTGCGTGTTATGTGACGATACGAAACGCCCCAGAGCAAGTGTGGAAAGCCTTTCGTCGAGGGTCTTATCAGCACGTGACAAAGCTCGGCAAGTCAATGCTGCGTAAGCTCGGCAAGTACGCATTGCGTCGCGGGTCTTACGGGGACCCGGTCGCCGTGCCGCGTGAGGCGTGGGCTGCTCTTGAAGCGTTGCTTAAACCCGGCAAGTACCCCGGATACACGCATCAGTGGCGTGAGTCTGCTGCGGCGGGGTGGCAGCCGCTGGTTATGGCGAGCGTGCAGTCACAAGCTGAGGCGGTGATCGCTCAGGATGCTGGCTGGCGTACGTTCCGTGTCATGCGGACCGTCGACGATCTTGCGTCTAACGAGATCCTGTGTCCGGCGTCACCCGAAGCGGGCAATACCCGCACCTGTGCTACTTGCGGAGCCTGCGACGGTCGCCGGGACATGGCTGACCAGCGTAAGCACGTGGCGATTGTAGGGCACGGCAGCCGCAATGCTGTCCTGCCCAGTTTGTTGCGTATTCTGTGATGCCGGCGGCTATCGTGGCTGCTGGTTTGTATGGCCGGGGGCGAAAGCCCCCGCCTCTTTGAGGTTTTTCCTTTGGAAAATATCATGGCTCGTGTTACTCTTGAGGTTCCCGTAGACGCCGCTCTTGCCGGCAAGTTGAATCTGCTTTACACCCGGACACAAGGCCTCCGGCCCCGTATGATCCGGACGCTGATCGTCGAGCAGGTTGCTGACCACGACACTTCCGAGGATGCCGCGACCGGGGAACTGATAGGAGATCAGACGTGGTTTAACGTTTGGTTTGAGGTCCTGTCTACCCGTAAGAACGGGCGTCCTGAAAAGCTGTGGGTAACGGACGCATGTAAACCCGATCTGTTTTTGCCCCAGGCCGGTAATAAACTGAGCGAGGACGAGAAGAAGGAGATGGAACGGGAGCGGGAGGCGATGATGTTTCTCGCTTCCGCCGCCATGAATTGGTTGATTGCGTACGCAACGTACCTGAGAACTTCTGGCGGTGCGACAATACCCCCTATGAACTTCTCCAACTTGATGCTGGCTGAGAGCATCCCGCCTATTGAGCTGAACACTTTCGAGTACTCGGTCTGCCGGGCTCTGATGCACAAGTTTGTGCGGTACTGCGGGGTACGCTTTATACCGATGTCTGTTAATGTGTCGCAGGATTCTACTTTGTGGAGTTGGGCCCGATGAGCACAGCAAACACAACCATCCGCGTTATCCGATGCAAGGCTTTCAGCGGCGAAGGCGTCCGACTGAATCGCGTGTCAATCAGTGCAGACGGCACCGTCCGGGTGTACGATGCGGCAGCCGGTCACTACACCACAATGCACAGCCTGAGCCAGTCAGCACTGCGACGCATTCGTAAGGCAGTCTGAGGCTGACGCCACACCCCGCTGCAATGGGCAGCGGGTTTTATTTTCTTTTGACGGGGGTTGATGAAGATGGCAAAGTTGGCGAATCAAATCGTATGGTACAGACTGGTGCCGTGTGGATGTGGCTGTGGTGGTCGAGATCCATGGCACCAAGCCAGCTATAGACGCACTGTGACGATGACGAGCGAGACAACAGGTACGGTGCGTCTGCCTATGTCCACTCAACCTGTTGCAGTCCGGCTGATTACAGCAGATATCTGGCAGGTTGACCGGAGCAGTATCAATTACGACAGGTAGAACAACAGCCCCGCTGCACAGTGCGGCGGGGATTTTTTAGCGGAACACAACTGGGGTTGAGCAATGACGATGACACGGCGCTATTTCCTGTGGGAACTCGACACTGACGGCGGAGAATGTCGCGTAGGCGACGACAGCGGATACAGCAGTGAAACCCTCGCCTGGGGTGCTGCGGAACGAATCGCCAAGGAAGACAAGATCACAATTGGCGTTGGATTGTTTGATGTTGAGGATGGCGAACGATACTACGTCGAAACACTCGGCTACGAGCATCCGCCGGAGTGATGACACACACAACAGCCCCGCAGCACAGTGCGGCGGGGTTCTTTTCTGACTGGGAGTTGATGAACATGAAACTTGAAACACGCAAAGCAGACGCACACACCTTTCAGATTGGTTTTGAGCACATGAGCGGTGGCGACAGTAAACTGCCAAAAGAAGATCGCGGTTTTTTCGGTGGTTACACGGTGCGCGTGGCGCGGACTGAGGCCGAAGCGGAACTGGCCGCACACCGCCACCGGTATGACGGCGAGGACGAGGAAGACAGCCTGAAGATGGCAGCGTGTGCGATTGGTGAGTCGAAGATGCGGGAAATGGTCGTTACTGATTTTCCGCAATGGGTCGACGCGGCCATCGACGACCTCGCAGCGGAGGTCTGTTAATTAAGATCATGCAGGCGGACGAGTGAAACACAACAGCCCCGCAGCACAGTGCGGCGGGGTTCTTTTCTGACTGGGAGTTGATGAAGATGAACACTAACGAACTCAAGAACATCGCTGGCGACTGCAAAAACACAAGCCGCTGGGCAACTGTGGACGGCAAAACACTGCGGATCGTGGCGGTAGGACGAACGGCTGTGCGGCTGCTGACAGGGAGTGGCCGCATTATCACCGTGGCACACGCGGACATTCAGGCGGCGTGGTGATGACACACACAACAGCCCGCTGCACAGTGCTGGCGGGGATTTTTCTTCTGACTGGGAGTTGCAGACGATGAGTAGGATCACTCGAACATGGACCACAGTGGCAACTGTGGGGTATACCGGCTCCGTGAGCCGAGACGAAAATAGAGCCGCGCACGGTGGCGTTTGCCACCTGCAGGCACGCCAGACGGCTGATGGATTGCGTGGGCGCAGGGTCAACACCAATGGCTGGCACTCTGAGGTCGGTGAGTCGTTTGATTTGGACGCCGACACGCTGGCTCATTGGCAGTCGATTGACCGACAGTCACGGTGAGATGGACGTGTTCCCCCGTCGCATGGTGCGGCGGGGCTTTCTTCTGACTGGGAGTTGGGCAAATGGCAAAACGTAAATCACAAAAACAACAGGACAGTGCTGCACTGCAGCAAGTGGCGATGGCGCATATGCTGGACACATGGAAGCTGCTTCGCAAGGCAGGGCACGCAGCACAAAAAGAAGCGGATTTTGATGCGACAGAAATCATGTGGCAATTGTCCGATCAGCTTGCGGAATGTCAGTTCAAGTACATCGATTACGTGCTGCTGAAGAAGAGCTAAGACGCTGAAGCGGAATGAAGCAAAACAACAACACACCACCCCGCTGCACAGTGCGGCGGGGCGTATCCATTTAGTTTTTGGGAGTTCAGACGATGACGACTGTTACCCGAGCGATGAAGATCGAAGCCGCAATTGCAACTAGCATTAGCAAAGACCGCACTGTAACGGTTCGCGTTCGGGTCGATGTGAGAGACAATCTGGAATGGCTGGAAGACGCACTGACTGGCGTCGATGAAATTGACTACGCCGCAAACGCCAGTGTCGAGGACGCAGACGGCGAATGCACCTATGATGTGTGGGGCAAGACTGACAGCGGCGAGTCATTCCGCCTGAGTGTTGTCGAGTACGGCGGCTGACACACACACCGCCCCGCTGCACAGTGCGGCGGGGCATTTTTCTTCTGACTGGGAGTTGGGCAAATGCAGGTATCAAATCGGATTCAGTGGAACGGCGTGCGAGTCGGCGACATTCTGGCGCGATACAATCACGGTGCGACTGAGATGCTGGTGATTGGTCGAGTGATTGGATTCAGCGACAACGCCCGAGGGCAGGCAGTAGTGCTGCTGGACAGGGCACACTACTGGGGCGAGGGTCGTGGCTGGTCTGACCGTATCCGCAAGGGCACATTCCACGGACGATCAATCCGGCGGATCGTAGACTGAGACACAACACAACAGCCCCGCAGCACAGTGCTGGCGGGCATTTTACTTCTGACTGGGAGTTACGACGATGAGCACAGCAGCGATGATTCCGATGAAGTGGGCAGACCACAGCACGCAAGGCAGCACGGAACACTGTGCGTGCTGTGGTCGCAAGCTGACGAGCGAGCCGCTGTTCGTCGAGGTGATTGACGGCGGCAGACAGGTGGCTGCCCCAGGGCTGAACACCGACGAAAGCGATCCCGGGTATATGGGATTTTTCCCGGTTGGCCGTGCGTGTGCGAGGCGGCATTTTCACGGATTCACGCACAAACTGGACTGACACACACACACAACAGCCCCGCAGCATAGGGCGGCGGGGATTTTTCTTTAGGCTGGGAGTTAGGGCAATGGCACGGGAAATTACGCAGCGAGAACTGGCACTTGTGGCGGTCAAATATCAGGGCAACAGCGTCGAGGACATCCCGCAGGAATGGTGCTGCTCGGGCTGGTATTTGGAAGTCGATGCCGACGGAATGCTGACTGGCGAAATCGTGGAGGCTGACAATGTTGCGTACACCATCTGGCAGGACGAGCAATACGGTGCCGTGTATCGGGACTGAGGCACAACACAACAGCCCCGCAGCATAGGGCGGCGGGGATTTTTCTTTAGGCTGGGAGTTGAGACGATGCCGCGAATGATTGGAACAGTTCTGCCGAATGCTGACAGCCTGCGAGCCGATAACGAATATGCGGCACGCGACCGCAAGGATCGTGAGCAAGCGGGTCAAATGCTGCTCGGTCAATACGAATGCCGGACGGTTGGCGGTGAAACACGATACTACGACGGGGCAAACGCCTATGCGGTGATCGGTCGCGATATGATGCCCCGGTGGTTCGTGCTCCGTGGTGGCGAGTGGTTCGCCGACCGCAGCCGCAACAAGTGACAACAACGCAGCCCCGGAGCAATCCGGGGCGTTTTTTTTTGGGAGTTTCAAATGGAAGTTTTGTGTGCGTGGTTGTTGGCGTTTGTATGGACTGTTGGCTGGTTCATCGGGAGGGCTGAACAGTGACCGGCACTTATGGTTTTCACACGTGGGCGGTCTACTCGCGGGGCGGTTTGTTCCACGATCGGTATCGTGATTACGAAACGGCTCGGCGGATTGCGACGGAGATCGGTGGTTTTGTTGAGCGTGGGTACTGATTGCTTGGTACCAAACACAGAGGTGCGTCATGTGGCAGTATGTGTGGCCGGTGGTTACCGGCGTTTCTGCGTTGATGTTTCTTGTTTTTTACACAAGGTGGGAGGTAAAGACAAATGGGGATTATCCAAAACCTAGACTGGACCCACGCCGCAACAGCGATTGTGGCGAGCGTGTTGACTTTGTTTCTGGTGGTGATTCTGACACTTTGTGCTGATAAGGTGTTGCCGTGATACTCGCAAAAGGTTTGGCTGACATGTCGCTAGTGCTGGTGATTATCTTGTTTTTGTGGTGGGTCACACCGACGCCGCCACCTCGGAAAGGAGGCTTCTCGTGAGACGTAAACCATACCCCTGCAGTTGGCAGCCGTTTGCCTACGGAGTCTTTAACGGGCAGCCCGTTGTGTGGGAGGTGATCCTCAACCGCCGCAACCGGGTCTGGCACGTGCGGTCGGTGCAGTCGCTGCCTTGGGGGCCACTTAAAGGAGCGAAAGTTCCGGTCCATCCGTCGTTAGGGCGTGCCTGTTACGAGGCTACAGTCTCGCCGGAAAGCGGAGAGGGGCAATACCCGACGCTGTTCAACGGCGGACCTCCTACGCCTAACAAGCAGCCGGAGCCCACGATCACAGTGAGACAGGAATGGCTTGACGGGCGTGTCTGGCAGATGCCGGCACAGCCCGGCCTGCGGCAGGCTCTGATGGCGTACTGCCGCAAGAACAGAGTGCGGGCGTTATTCCCGGACAGTGGGATGGCCGGAGATTCGGAAGAGTTTTTGTTTCAGGCTTTAGGAGATTGACGTGTCGGATCCAAACGAAGATGATGTAGATTATAGCCAAATAGCTCGGAGCCAAATAACCCGGCTGGCGAGCATCTGCAGTCAGTTACGCAAGTGCAGTAAAAACGTTGGGATATTCTTAGACGGTGTCGCGTACACGATACACGGCGTGAAACCCTTGCCTGAAGGAAACTTCCTGCTGCTCAACCCGGGCGGTAACACAGAGGAGCAGAATTGGGAGTGGCACAAGATCACTCCGGAGATAGGCGTGATACCAAACATCCACGAGTTTTTGCGGGAGGAGTAGCCGTGTCAAGTTCACGTTTTGGTCTGGTTATGGGCGGCCTACGAGCACTGCCCGTAGTACTCACGTCTTCCGGACCACGGAGGGGAGTGAAGAAAGACGCATCTTGGCTGCTGCGTACTCTTTGAGGATCTTCAGCAGGCTTTCCTGCACGTCCTCCTTCGCGTCGGTCCTGTCCCAAATCAGGTCGCACACCGTCCCCATTACACGGGGGCGGTGTACCCTGACCGAACTGCCGACGCCCTGCCGGTGAATACGTGCGTTTAACTGCAGGTAATCGATCAGGTTATCCGTCGGCGCACTCCAAATGATATCCCGACCGGATCCTAACTGCATGTTCACACCGAACGATAGTGCCGCCGGATGAACCGCCAGATACGGCGGGTCCAGTTTGTCCTCGTTCCACAGTTTCACCAAGCGTTGCACGTCTGCCGCCTTCATCCCGCCACGTATCACGTGCAGTTTCGGGATCCGCTTACGCAACATCTCCAGTTCGTAGGTGAACTGGTACGCAATCAATGCCGGCTTGCCGCCAAGCTCGGCCACAATCCTGACGACGGTGTCTGTTACCTGCTCGTGTACTGGATGGCCCTGCTTGTTTTCGTCGTACACAAACCCCGTCGCAATCTGCTTACACAAATTGTATCGCGCGCTCGCGTTGGCCGCTGCTCGAATGTCCCCGCTGTTTAGTTCGAGGAACATCTCCTGCTCCATCTGGTCGTACACGTCCATGGCTCCGCCGTCGAGGTGTACCGGCACGTCGTTTGTGATCAGCTCTGGCATGCTGAGGTAGTCCTTAGCCTCCAGTCGCAGGCACAAGGGCTGGATGCGAGAGTACAGCAGACGCTTCCGGTCGTCTCTCACGTGGAAGCTGGACCCCCGCCCAGTCGCCTGGAAACAAAAGGCCGACCGGAACTGCTCGATAGTCTGGCCCAGTGCCGCCCCGTTGTCGAGCATGTACAATTGCGGGTACAGGTCAGCCAAGTTTTTTGGTGACGGTGTGCCTGTCAGGATCACGCGCCGGGGTATTTTCTTGACTAGGTTTGCCAAGGCTTTAGTGCGCCGGCTGTCCCAGCTCCGAAAGTTGGTGCTTTCGTCTATTATTATGGCGTGCCATGGCAGCCGGGCGTGGGTTTTGGTGACGCGGTCCAGCCAGTCTAACGCGTCGTGGTTTATGATAGAGATGTTTGTGGGCAGGCTGAGCTGCTGCCGCCGCTTTTGGTCCTGACCCATACAAACGGCGTACGTCAGGTGCCGAAAGTTCGCCCACTTAGCGATCTCTTGCGGCCAGACCATGTGGCATACCGCTTTCGGCGCTACGACCAGAAAGCGGGAGCCTCGGCCCAACATCACGCAGTCACTGATCCACTGCAGCATACAAGCGGTCTTACCCATGCCGGGGTCGAGCAGCACTGCGGCCCCGTCCTGCGAGTGCTCGCTGAACGTTGTGCGGCTGTGAACAAAATTGATGGTGGTCTTTTGATATTCGTGCGGGATCCACGTCGGGTGAGGTAAGAATTGCATGCGCGAGTTCAGCCCATAGGATTGCGGATCGAGTCGTGTCTGCCCAACCGGCCAAGTACCCCAAGGCCAGCAGCTTTTGAATCATTTGATACTGTAACGGGGTCGGCTTCTTGCCGGGTGCTTTCAGCTCGAGCCAGGCTACCCGACCACCCCCGAATAAAACCAACCTGTCGGGGTACGAAGTGGTACCCATCGGGGTACATTTAATGCACTCCCACCCACGGTTTTTGCAGTAGCGACGGAACGCATCTTCGACGCTCCGCTCTCGCACCCGCCGAGGTGACGCCGGCTTGCTAAAGAAATCATTTTCCATACCGCGGTTTGCCCTCGCTTTCGCAATCCATCGGCAGTCCATCCGCCCATTCGGGGGTTGCTCTCATCAGACCATGAAACGTGTGTACGTGATCCTCCCCGCACGGGCCTTCGGCGACCACTTCGTCGTGGACTGACAGGATCACTGGGTACCCGTGATCTTCCACCCGCCGGATGGACTCCACCAGCAGATCGCACGCCGCAGCCTGCACCACGTTCTCGACCAGTGTTCCACCCCACGTAGGCATCCGCACCCACTGCCGAGTGGTTGGGTGCTCCGTCATAAAAGAGGCCTGTAAAACCTGTGATGTGCGGTTGCCGATACGTTTTTCCACCGTGGATACTTGGGGGTCCGGGTACCATATCTGTCTGCCGCTCGGAAGGCGGATCCACGCAAACCGTTCAGCACCCGGCGGCGTTACTCCAACCAGCAGCCGACCGCATTGCACGACTCTGTGTTGCGATATCGCCGCAATAAAAGCAGCTTCCAAATTCTTCCACATAGTCGGTATCTCTGCGTATGTTTCACGGAACAAGCGCACGATCCTTTTGCTGGTGTCATCATCCAGCGTTAGGAAGTACGGGCTGCCGGCTGCTGCGGCTTGAAAGGTGCTGAGCGGGTACGTGGCGGTCCCCGGGCGGGGCGTGCCGCCCATACCGTAGCCGAGGCCCAACACGGCGACCTTTCCGAGCTGTCTCTCTTGACTCTTCTTTCCGATCTCAGATGCCGGCTTGCCTGTTGCTCGTTCAGCGAATTGGCGGTACACGCACTCCCCCTTAGCAAACGCCTGCAGCAACAGCCGGCAATCCGCCAGCCACGCCAGCACCCGGCACTCGATCGAGCTGAAGTCGCTGATCAATAACTGGTTACCTTCCCGAGGTATAATCAGGCCACGCAAAGCCTGCGAAATAATCTCCGGAACAAGGTCCGGGCGAGGGTGATCCCACGTTCGTGATTCAAAGTCCGACCCATTGGTCAGGCAATCAACCAGTGTGTCATAATCCCGTGCGCTCAACGTATCGCGTACTATGTTGTGGAGCTGCACACCTCGTCCAGTGTACCGGCCTGTCGTAGCCCCGTGCCACACCAGCGAGTCGCGCAACAGACAGTCAACGTCCGTAAAGGTGGAGAAGCTGTCGAGCTTTGCCAGACTAGATTTGCCCGCTTGTTGGCGGCACTCCAGCAACCTCCGGCAATCGTCGGGAACGTCAGTGCGTTTGAGCAGAGTCGTTACTGTGCTTTTAGTCACGTCGAGCACTACTACGCCACGCATCGACAGGTATTCCCGGATTGCGGCAACTTGGTCGACGGAGGACACAAACCCTCCCGGGTACGCATGCGACGTGGTAATCGCCCGCACCTTGGCGTTGTAGTCGTCAACCGCCTGTGCCCGTCGCCGGCTCAACGCCAGCAGAGTGGGGATGTCGACGCGAACCCCTCGCTCGTTTATGCGTCTGTCCATCAGCCAGTCTGCTTGTCGGTCCGGAGGGAGCGGACCCATGCTGTTCAGGAACTCACACTGCGTGGTGATGTCTGTTACGCAGTAGGCATAGACCAAATCCAGTTTGCTAGTCTGATCGTACCACAACAGAGGCCACGCACGAGGGTCTGACCCAAACGTTTTGGCGAAGGCCAACGCTTGAATCTTTGTCGGCTTCTTCGGCTTACTCACTTGAGCCAGTATGCGGCTACCGACAGCGTCCTTTTGTGATTCTTGGTTACGTGCTTTGGCCAGCGCCTTGAGAGAACGAGGCAACGCATAGTACGCAGCGATGGCCATGGAGCACCGCCACAATTCCTCGGGGATGGGGGTCCACCCCAGTTTATCCACGGCCTGATGTTGATACACGCGTTTGTCGAACGCGACGTTGTGCGCATAAACAGGGATCCGGGCTCGAATAGCGTAGTCAATTTCGGGGGGAGTTCGACTGCGCCTCAAGACCGGACCCTGTTCGGGGATCACGCACCTCGGTTGTTGGCCATCCAATGCGATGCCAAGACACAGCACATCCGTATGATGATGACTCGCATATCGGTCGTAACTCACCTCCTTGAGGTCGAGAGGCGACCGGGTCTCGAAGTCAATCATCAGATATCGCGGAGTCGATGGCATTGATTACGGCCTCAAACAACTTGCGGCTCCACTGCCGCCTCCCCAGCTCGAGAGCAGAGAGGTACTGCACGGACAGACCGCTGTTATTGGACACTGCTCGGAGAGTAAGGCCCGCCTCACGGCGGGCCTTACGAATCACAGCACCGCACTTCTTGTGATCCACAGCATCCGTACGTTTCATCGGTATACGGCGCACTGCGGACTCCTCAATCAAAAGGATGGGGCGTTAGAAGGCCACCCCGGAATAACGTACCCGGGGCCGGCAGGCGGAGCTGCAGCCGGTGCCTGCTGCTGCCACGGCGGGGCCGGTGCCTGCTGCTGCCACGGCGGGGCCGGTGCCTGCTGCTGCCACGGCGGGGCCGGTGCAGCGGGCGTACTCGGAATGCCCTCGAATCCCGGGGTAGGCGCGGCGTCGAAAGCCATGATCTGCATATCCGTCGCAGAGAATGTTTCTGCGGCGTCTACAGGACCGCCACCCATACGCTGGCCATCACCGACCTTGCACACCCCGTTCAGGTAGAACTTGACGCCCTTGACCGGAACATTATTCTCGCCCTGCAACGAGTAAAAACTCGCTCGGATGGTAGCGTAGACGTGACATCCGGGGTACAGATCGGTCTCGATAGCAGGCACCAAATGCCCTTTGGTCCGGCACACGAACAGTTCTGGCCGACTCTTGGAGTTGGCGCGAAACATCCATCCGGATCTCCCCGCAGGTAGTTTGGCGGGGTCAATTTCTTTCAGCGGCTGCATTGTGTGAGAGTTAAACGGCACCTGCTTTTCGGCACATGCTGCCTGCGAAGCCGTTACCAGCGATTTGTGGATCTCTGCAGCGTGGGGGTTGTCGGCAAGCAACCAAAACTCTGCAGAGTACTGCATATCCTGCGTCTTGTTGAGGGACGCCTTTGGCGTATGTAGTGCTGGGTACGAAAGGACCAACGGCCCCACTGTTACCCGACACGGGTCTTCTTTCTCAGTCATTGTTTTCAGCATCCTGAATAGCGTTTAAGAAATGCACAATGGCTTCCGGCGTAACCTCGTCGCCGGAGGCGTCACGATCAACAAGTTTGACGGCTTGCATTTTTGCCCGAGCGAAGCGGTTGACAGCTTCCGCCGCCTCCGCTTTTTTCAAGCCGTACCGAGATCGCAGCCGCCTTTCGACCTCGGCAGGGGAGGCAGGTGTCGTGTCAACGCACACGTCGGACGGAACGCCCATCGCCTGCGACAACTCAATAACCACCTGCTCCCCCGTCATCCGTTCGTCAACGTGCCACTGCCTGTGGCCAAACACGGTGACTAATTTTTTACCGGGGATTGCTACGCCCCTGTGCGCTCTGCGTAGTAACTCCTTCTTTACGTCACTGCAAAATTGCGTGACCACATCAATACGCCGCTCGAACTGCAAGAGCTGTTCGATAGTCAGGTCTGCCACAGGCAACGGCAGAACCTGTTTGCCCGGGGCTTCCCAAACAACAGCGGCAAACTCATGCTGGTGCATGGTCGTGTATGCGGAGCACACACTACGCCGCCTGCAGTACTGACAGTGCGGTCCGGCGACCAGTAAATCCGCAGGCGGATTCGTGGACGACAGATCGTGCGGGACAATAAGACCTTTCACACGCTTAACCGCATCCACAACGTTGGCGAGTTCGTCCGGCGAGCAGTTATGCATCGCCAACGCCGGGTTACTCTTTGGCTGAAGCACTGCGGTTATTACCCCACTCGCCGCCAAAGGGGCATCCCGCAACCACGCCACAACGGCAGGGTCTGACGCTGGTGTTTCTGCTACGTGGAGCTGACCTAGTACCATTGCTGCATACAACAACAGTTGCGGATCATCCGGATGCACACGGTTACGTCCGGTTTTGAGATCGCAAACGATCACGACCTTGCGCCCCTGTCGAGACCCGACCAGTACGCAGTCCGCTGTGCCGCCACACCACGGCTCTGCTGACTGACCGGGGTCGTCCCGCATTCCGACGACGCTCAGCGACATCCGCCACTCGGAGAACACGTACACAAATTCCAGCTCGTGAGACCGCACGATCTCCAACACCATCCGAAACGCGTCTTCCACCAAGTAGAAGTCGTCATCACATAGATGCACGTCGGGGGTGTGTGACCATGTGTGCTGGTACATGCTGTGCAAAGGGTGTGAATGTACCCACTGCACAAACGGTACGCCCTCCCAAACTGGTGTTATGCGGGATAAAGGCCCGCAGGTTTTGCCCGGAGCCCAACCCTGCATGTGCTGCCACAGCAGGAACTCAAACAGCTTGTGCTGCAAAGTCCCCCGTTGCGCGTCCACGCCGCCAGTGTCGCCCTGCGGCGCAAACAAACTGCCCGGGCACGAAATCCATCGCTTAGCGGACGACGGCGAGAGAGTGCAATGCCCGTTTGGCATCTCAGTTTACCCCCACAATCGGAGCGAGAGCGGCCACAACACGGGCCCCGTCTGCAACGGTGACCGCGTTAGGCTGCAGACTGGCTGCCGCCATCGCCTGAGCAAACCCATCCGGGTTGGTCTGGTGGGCCTTGAGCATTACGCCGTGGATCTGCTGCAGGGTCATCTGCGTGGCAACAGGTACTACCGCCGGCGTTGCCCACGGAGCAACGCCCTGCCCAAAGGTGGGGGCTCCCGAGAAACCGCCAAAGGTTGGGGGTTCAATCGACGTGCCAATAGGTGTCCCCGGGTGGTACCCGGCCACCTGAACACCCCCGTTCGCCGACGTTGCCGGAGTCAGCTCCGGGTTTGCCGGATACGTGCGGACGCTTCCAGAGATCGTAGGCGAAAGGCTGTGCGGGGCAGCAAGATCTTTCACTGCACCAATCGTTGTGCTGCGGGTAGGCAACGGCATCGGGGCGTACAACGGCTGCTGTGCGTCAGCAACAGAAGCAGGATCTGCGAGAGCTGCAGTGTCCGCTGCCGCCTTTTTACGTCCGCGCTTCTTTGGTTCCCCCGCCGCTGGTGGTGCCGGCAAACCCGGCGACACCGTAACCGGTACCTCCTGAACTACGGAGTGGGCGGGACCAAGAGACCCGTCGCCGGGACCGTCCTCGTGAAATGTGGCGTTCAGATCCAACTCAAACGCGATGGTGGTAATGCCCGCCTGCGTAAGCAACGCGGGCAAATCAACAATCCGACAATACAGTCTCATAAACAGCCCCTCCTTTCAATTAAGGGCGGGGGCAGTCTACACGGGCGGTGGAGATTGTCAACAAAGTTTGTGGAATTTTTTTCAGACTTTTGGCAGCCACGTTACCGCTTGAGTGGCTAGGGTAAACACCACTCCGGGCCACTGCAGCGTGACCTGTACTGAGGCTACCCCGGCCCGGGCAAGAGCGCTCCTGCTACTGGGTATCTCAATGCGCAGGTAACCCTCGGCCTGTCCGACCGGAGGAACCCATGTCACGGTTGCATCCACACGACCGGATTGCCCGTCCTGCGTTATCACGCATGCAGGTTTGAACTGTGCGTCGGAGAACAGCTTGGATCCGACCTGAGTTATAGGCGTGCCTTGCGCATCGCGCACGTACACGGCAATCGCACGGTTGACGGCCAGCGTGTAGCTGTCTCCGACACGTAGCGTCGTGGGAAACCCGGCGATTGTGCCCGTCGTAAACCCCAACGACGCAAGAGCTGACCCAATACCGGCGGCAACAAGGCTCGAGATTGCAGTTAGAGCATCCGAGCTGTCCCACCCCGCACCTTTTATCCCTTCCAAATGTTGGATGATTGTCTCTTGATTGCCGAGTGTTGCAGATCCGCCGCCAGCACCTGCAGGACCATTCTCCAGCATGTTGACAGTAAACTGATAGACCGCACCGTCCTGTACCAGTCCGGTGTTGATCTTATCGGTCACAAGTTTGATTGCTGCAATCTCAGTATCGATGTACTGAATTATCGTTGTCTGATTCGCTGCCGTTGCCAGCCCTGCCTGTATTGCAGTGATGGTCGCTGCGGTCAGTGCATCCGCCGGTATGCTGTCAGGCTCGGCATCGTGCAATACAGCCGCCGCATGATGGCTGCCCGTCAACTGCAGTTCGTTGTTGCTGTTCGTTGAACGCACGACCCTTGCCCCGAAACTGCCTGCAGTCGTGTATGTCGCCAGCAGTGCATTCCAAACCGCCGCCGCTGTTCCTGCGGTGGTCAGTGGTGCCGTGTAGCTTGCCGCCAGCAGTGCGTTGTCAGTGCCTCGCATGTCACTGTTCACGGTTGTTGTATCGACCAGCACAACACGCGAAACGTGACCGCTGGCATTGATGCCGAGGGCCGCAAAGTTCGCCGGGAACGTCACCCCGGAAATACTGCCCACTGACCCTACGACGTTGCCGCCAACATTTCCAGTAACAGAACCCACTGATCCAGTTACGCTAGCGACTGAACCTATTATATTGCCTGTGATGTTTGCCGTCTGATTGCCGAGTCCTGTTGCTGCTTGCAAACTGTAGCCAGTTTTATCTTCGTTTGTTGTCGTTGTATCTACCAACACAACACGCGAAACATGACCACTAGCATTAATTCCGAGTGCCGCGAAATTGGTGGGAAACGTCACACCGCTGATGCTGCCCACGGACCCGCTCACGTTGCCTGTGATGTTTGCCGTCTGATTGCCTAATCCGGTTACTGCAGTCAGTGCGTAGCCGGTTTTGTCGTTGTTCGTAGTGACTGTTACGCCTGCAGTCACGCTTGCTACAGCACCACCGGCGAATGTTGATCGCGTAGAGACAGCAACGTCTATGCGATCTAATTCGGTTGCCAATTCCGTTCTGACTGCTGTCGCATTGACTGCCGCTGTCGGCGGTTCTGTGTAACCCGATGCCAGCAGTGCGTTGTCGGTGCCTCGCATATCGCTGTTTGTTGTTGTGGTATCGACCAGCACAACACGCGAGACGTGACCACTGGCATTGATGCCGAGGGCCGCAAAGTTCGCCGGGAACGTCACCCCGCTGATACTGCCAACTGATCCGACGACGTTGCCGCCAACATTGCCGGTAACACTCCCCACTGATCCGCTCACGCTTGCTACAGCACCACCAGCAAAGCTGCTAACAGTCGCAGGAAATGTCGTCGCGAGAAATCCAGTAGGCTGCACATATGTAGGCATTGGCATTCCTGTTACTGCCGCTCCACCCCATTCATTTACGTTCGCCGTAACTTGTGCAGTAACCGAACCGACAGCCCCTGTGACGCTTCCTACACTACCAACAACATTCCCGCCCACGTTGCCGGTCACGCTTGCTACAGCACCGCCCGCAAATGTTGATCGCGTTGACACTGCAACATCGACACGCCCTAGCTCGGTTGCCAACTCTGTGCGTACCGCTGTTGCATTAGCTGCTGCTGTCGGCGGAACTGTGTAACCCGATGCCAGCAGTGCGTTGTCGGTGCCTCGCATGTCGCTGTTTGTTGTTGTGGTATCGACCAGCACAACACGCGAGACGTGACCGCTGGCGTTGATGCCGAGGGTTGCGAAGTTAGCCGGGAACGTCACTCCGGAAATGCTGCCAACCGACCCGACGACGTTCCCGCCGACGTTGCCGGTCACGCTTGACACCGCACCGCCCGCAAAGCTGCTGACAGTCGCAGGAAATGTCGCGGCGAGAAAACCAGTCGGCTGCACATAGGTAGGCATCGGCATTCCTGTTACAGTCACGCCGTTCCATTGATCCGTATTTGCCGTGACTCTGTTTGTCACGCTGCCTACAGCCCCCGTCACGCTGCCTACAGCCCCCGTCACGCTTCCTACGGCCCCCGTCACGCTGCCCACGGAGCCGCTCACGTTGCCTGTAATGTTTGCCGTCTGATTGCCTAATCCAGTGACTGCAGTCAGTGCGTAGCCGGTTTTGTCGTTGTTTGTGGTGACTGTGACGCCTGCAGTCACCGACGCTACAGCACCTCCGGCAAATGTTGATCGCGTAGAGACTGCAACATCGATGCGACCCAATTCGGTTGCCAATTCCGTTCTGACTGCCGTTGCATTCGTTGCCGCTGTCGGTGGTGTTGTGTAGCCCGAGGTTGCGAGCCTGCTGCTCACTGTTGCATCAAGATAGTCGGCGTTCGGGCTTTCATATGCTATGTATGTGCCATCGGCATTCGCTAATCTGACCCACCACTGTGCAAGCAGCGTGCCGGCTGGGTTTGTCGCCACCAATCGATACACGCCTGAAAGCGTGCTTGTCACCGTTGCGACGTACACGCCTGCGGCATTTGTTCTGGCCGTGACGCTGCTGGCTGTCGCCTCGATCGTGTCAGACCCTGCATCGAATAGTTTCGCTGTGATTGTCTGGCCGGATGGGGCTGCAAATTCAATGGTCTGCGTAGCCATTTACGTCGCCTCTGTTGATGCCGATTGCCAAACGGGCAGTAGTTCACCGATCACGACTCTGTTGTTTGCACCGACCTCAAATGCCCATGCTGCTTTGTGATACTCTACAGGCAGCAAAGTACCGTATGTTGATACAAACTGCCGCCCCATACCGAGCAACAGTAACACTGTAGTTGGCGGCATAGCATCGATAATGTCCTGCATCTGTTGCTGAGTGTGTATACTGCCGCCGCCAAGCTGACTCACGCCCCAGGTATGCTGGTAGGTGGCGATGTACTCACGCCCTACGTTTTCCTCGGCCTGATTGGCTCGAAGGATAATGTTCGCGGCATACTGTGCCGCTCGGTTTTCGGGGATCTCGGGTACTGGTAGTGGCATTATGCAAGAACTCCTAGATTTCGCAGGGCTTTGACGACCTGAGCAATAGTATAACCGTCGAAGGTGTCAGCGTCGCTGAGTGTGTTGCCAGCATATAGTTCATGACTGGCTGAATCTACTGCTGTAGTCGGCTGAACAATCGGTGTTGCACCGTACATGCCGAGCAGTGCAGACGCCGAGCCGCCGATGCGTAGACCTTTCAGCGTGCCGCCTGCGTTGTCTGTTTCAATGGTGCAGACTGGTGTTCCTGAGATGCTCGCCCACGCAATGTTCAGCCGATCAAAGCTGGTAGCACTGGTATAGGTGTTGTAAATGCGCAGCGTATGCGCTGTTGTAGACGCTCGCAGACCAACAATGCCTGCACCGCCATCACGAACGAGCCCAGTGTCATGAGTTGATGTTCCGGTCACGATTCCGGCTGATGACCAGCCAATTGTAGCACCATACCATGCGACGGCGTGGAACGCACTGTTCAGTGTCCAACTGCCGCTCCCAAATACAGGACGACCCGCCGAATCAATGACACCAATAGCCGCACCGGCACTTGTGCGCCAAATTTGCTGATTGACCGATTGGCTGCTTGCCGGTGTGATGTCGATTTGCGTGAGATTGCTCGAACCAACAACATGCACCTCGCTCAATGTTTTCTTGCCTGCAATCGTCTGTGTGCCTGTAGTGATGACTCCTCTTGCCGAAGCCGATGCGTCAGGAATGTTCAGGGTGTGAACTCCAGACGCCGACGAAAACGCAACATTGCTGCCGCTTGTGCCTATGGCAAATGTCTGCGTAGCCGTGGTCAACGAATTCAAGCTTGTAATACCGCCACTTGGCACTGCCCACGTTTGATCACCACGCAAAAACGTCGTCGCATCAGCCGTGCCACTAGCGAGTCTCGGCGTAGCAATCGTGCCGCTGGTAATGTCTGATGCTGCGTGCGTGTGACTTGTGGCTGCTGCTCCGATGTCGGCTGCGGTCAGTGCATCGCTGCCGCCTGTTGCGTGATTTGTTTTGTGTGCTGTCGGCGTGCGTTGGTCTGCAAGCCTGCTGTCGTTGCCCTCACAAAATGTGCCAGACGTTGTGCCAAATGCGCCCGCCGTCAAAACACCAGACGCCCCGGTAATGATTGGCAGGCTTGCTGTTGCGCCAATTGCTCCTGCATTTGTGATGTTGCCGTGCGTGTGACTTGCTGGCGTGAACGTCGCAGGAACCCCGCTCAAATCCCCGTAAGATCCGCTAAACGAGGATGTGCCTGCACCGATTGCTGTGCGAGTCGCCGCACCGTCTGCTAGCGTCAGTAATGATCGGCCAAATGCGGTAGTCGTCAGTGCTGCGATTGCTGTTAGATCGCCGTCCAGCGGTTGATATGCCGCCAGCAGTGTGTCAACCTCGGCGGACGTGTAAACGGACAGCAGCGTCCGCACCTGCGTTGCCGTCAGTGCGATTGCCGCTGCGGAGCTGCCGGTGTTGTTGCCAAGCAGAGTGTTTGCCGACACGTCGAGAACGGCGGTATATGGGAACGCTGAAATGCCCATTGTTAGTATTCCGACTGCACGATTTGTACACGCGGTTGCTGCTCGTCGGTCTCTGTCTGAACCATCAATGACGCCAACTGCTGATTCGCGCAAACTGCGTCATAATATCCTCGGGTCAATGTTGCTGGGCACAGCACGCCACTCAAAGCCGCTAGGATGCACCCAATTGCCTGCCATCGAATCTGCCGCTGTCGCCATGCCTCTACCGCGCACAACACGCTAATCAATCCACATGCCCACGCGACCGCTGCAGTCTCGTAAAATTCCGTCGTAATATCCATCACATGGAACCCCTTGCAAAAGCCGTCATCGCGTAAACTATGATTGCAATGGCGAGTGCAAACACGACCGCCATCCACGATTTGCCAGTGTATTTGCCAATCGTTTCCAGTGTTCGATCAGTGATTCGTACTGACAGACCGGGCATTTCAAAATGCACCACGTCGTCATTATCGTCGTCAGGCTGTTTTTTGTCTGCCATCGCATTCTCGGCCTCGTTTTTTTTCAAATGTCGCCGTAAATTTTACTCTTTTGGTGTCGCTGCTGCAACGACCTGTGTTAGCAACGTCTGCAGGCTACCGCGCTGATACCCTGTCTTTACAACTTTCCGACCGTCCGACCCAGTCCATCGGAATGCCGGAACGCGATTAGAGAATCGTATGTAGCGTATTTCAACTGGCACTTCACCGGCAGCCAGCAGATCTGACTTGAACACCTGACACGGGCCACACCACGTCTCAGAATGCACCTCAAGCACTGGCTTCGTTTTAGCGGGAGCGGGTGCTTGAGATGTAACCGGCACATTTGCCTGCTGCAACGAATCGACCCGTCGCTCCAATGTTTCCATTCGTTTCAGTAGCGTTTGCCAATCGGCTACGTTTGCAGGTTCGTCCGTGAACGCGCACGCTGGCACAATGCATGACGACGCCAAAACAAAAGCAAGCAACCATTTCATCAGAAATACCCTCCGCCCTGGGTGATGCGGTCATACCGTTCGACCATCCTGTCAGGCGTCAGCAGGTAGCCGCCAAATGGCTCCCACTTCGCCTTTGTCAACTGATCGTAACACCGCCGACTCATAAGGTAGTACCCATCGCCGTGACTGTTCCATACGACCAAATACCACACGCCGTTGAGTTCAATAGCCCATAAGATCTCGGTCGCATGACCGCCGCCTGACGTAGGCATCTTATCCATGAGCCGTTTCGGTGAACCCGGCACCGTCTGCCAACTAACGCCCCATTTCGTGCCGATGTGACCTGTGCCACCTGCGGCGACTGCTGCCAGCATGTCGTCGAATGACTCCGGCATGTCGCCAACCTCGGTAACGTGCGGCGTCTCAACTTCCAGACCGTTGCACGCTGCACGAAACTGCGCGGCATTCCGGCAGTAGCGCGAATACGGCCAGACCGACTCCAGTGGTAGTCCACCGGGTACACCAAGATCTTCCGCCCCATTCTGCAGCACACGCACACCGCTGTTGATGCTGGTGCCCTGATCGCGTCCAACTTGGCTCGGTTGCATCAGATACTCGCTGCAGTTGTAGGCGTACATTTCGCTCAACTGCGGCATCACACGACGGCCTGAACAGTACCACGTCCGATACTCTTCACCGTTCGCTAAGGCGTTGCCTTGGCAGTCGCTGCGTTGCTGCCGCTCAACCTGCATGTGCGGGATCGGACTGTTTTTCGGATCGCGTAATACATCGACGTATCCGCTAAACTCATCAGCATTGACGGTCACGCTGCATAGTCGTGCCACGGCCTCACGCTCGGCATCTGTGGGTGGGTGTAAGTTTTCGCCAGCACTCATGGGGTCACCTGCCTTGCTGCATACCGTCGCACGAAATCAGCGTGTTTCTTTGCCGTCCACAAATCCCCACCGAATGCCTCGGCCTCCAGCTTTAGCACCGGAGTGAATGCCCGTTTTCGGGCCTCAAGATTTGCAGTTGCGAACCACTCTGCCGCTGCTGCCTCACTTGCCAACAACCCGCTATCCAACCTGTCAGCCATTTCGCCCTGTGCCGTCCTCCATTCCTGCTCATACTGGCGAAACGCCACGGACACCGGATCGGTCGGCAACGGTCGCACCGGCCCCGGCAAGTCCGGATCGACGACTGCCCGCACGGTCAGCCGTCGCCGTTGCAGGTCTGACGGATCTAATCCCCCAGACGGAAACACCAGCAACTCTACTTGCCCTTCAGCCATGCCCCTGACCAAATAGCCGAATTGGCGTTCAATTGTGCGTTCGGTAATCCCCTTGACGCCGGCGAATTTGCCCAGCAGCACTGCCCCTTGTTTGGTCTGCCTGACCTGCACCAAACCCGCCGGCGAATCCAGCACAACAAGAGCAACGTCCGACTCGATCAGATACCACTCGTCAGTGCTGATTGAGTCCACTGCTGGTGGGACCGGCTGCGCATCCTGCGCTGCCGGCCCCACCGGAAATACAATTGCTGGCGTGCCCTCCTGCAGTGCCAACATCACCGCCAGCAGCAGGCTCATTATCGCACCCCACAAGACTGGCAAAGAGAATCAGCGTCCTTTGCGGGCATCGTCGCAAACTGAGTGTGCAGCCGGTCTGCCACTCGCTCGGCAGACTGGTCATCAATTGCAAAACGCCCGATGTCGGCTGGCAACCCAGTTTGCTTTGCTCGGCGGATTTCTGCGGCCTTGCCGTCCTTGCACGCCTTCAGTACCTGCACCTTTAGCTGCGCGACGTTTTTTGCACGCGCTGCCGGGCTGGCATGTGCAGCAGCAATCTGCTGCTGCGGTGTGTCTTGGTCTTGCTGACGCTGCTGGCGACGTTCTCTGCACGCCTTAAAAAAACCAGTAATCATCGGCAAAATTGTGGTGATCAATGTCGCGATGGTAATCGGATCAAAGCTAACCCGTTTTCCGCTGTCTGACGTTCCCGTCAGCCCGCCGCAATTATTTGCGACAGCATTTGCAAACTTGTCAATCGGTTTCGCCATTGCCCTTAGCCTTCCAACATAAAAGTGAATACAACCGCACTGCAATCCACATTGCAACTCGCCGCCATCGCGGCAATCCTGCACCATGCAGCAACTCTAAAAACAACGCATCCCCCACCATTCTTTCTGCTGGTGTGGTTGCGTTCTCGCACCGCCAATCATGCACCAGACTGGCCAGCCGCAAATCCGCTTCGAGCGGATGTCCGACAATCGGCCAACATAGTCGCGGAATACTCGCACCGTCCCAACTGTAGCCTTCTGGGATTTCGATAGTCAGCACTGTGCCGCCCGTCTCAATCTGCAGCGTATGCCGCGTAACAAAAGTCAGCCTGTTACCAATTAGGCAAACAGGCAATCTGTCGTTAGTCGCACGCAAGGGTTCTTTCACTGTTTGGCCCCTACATACGCCACGCCGTGACCCTCGGTAACCATAATGTCAGCGACATCAGCCAGCAAACCGTCTTGCATAATACAAACCTTTGCGAGAGTGCGTCCGTATTTGTCTGGGCGCAGCGTTTCCACCGCCACAACGCCATTGGCTAACAGTTCGCGCAAACGCTGAGTTGCAGACATTCCCTCGACTCTCGATTCACCGCGAGGCTCTGGTGCGTTGTAGCCATACAGCCGAAAATGCTCGCACCATGAGCACCGATTCCCTAAATCGATCCTCAACTGAACAGTGTCACCGTCGATCACTCTGATCACGTCAACATGCTCGTAATTCCATGCCATTCTAATTCACTCCCAGTAAAACCCTGCAGCACCGCACCAGGCGACCGCCACGGGGGATTGTGGCAGTAATGCGGGCTGCAGGAAGCCAAGGTTGTTTGAAATGGCTTAGAAGACAGCAGTTCCATCCATTCGTTGCTATTTTATCTGAAAAGACTAACCATTTTCAAGGTGACTGTTGCCGAGCCCGCTCTTGCTTGCGCAAGATCTTCAGCAGCTTATCGATCTTTTCGAGGCGACGAAGTTCTTCGGTTGATCCGATTTCTTTGAGCCGCTCGCGTAGGTTCTTTGTTCCGGTGGCCAGTGTAAGCGGTCTCGCGCCGGCGGCAATCTCGACCGCGTTGAGTCTGTCCCGAATTTCCCGGAGTGTCTGTTCGGGGGTGATTGTGTCGATTTTAGTCCCGATCAATGTACGCATGACCTTTTCCAAAGCAGTTGTTCGATCCTCTGGGTTTGTCACAATCTTGGCCGTACTAAGCACGCGGCTGAGAGGTGAGGCCGCGGCAACGGCTTCCAAGGTTGGGGAGAAGAACGGCGGAGCTTTACCTCCCGGGGTCTGGTCCTGAACACCCAGGTTGACCAGCAGTCGCCCAATGTTTGGGTCCAGCTCATCCAGACGTCTGCCGCCCATGGGGGTGGCCGCAAACAGGCTGGTGTTAGTGGACAGTTCAACGGCCAGTTTGATCGCCGGGTTTGTCGAGCTGATCACTTTCTGCAACAGGCCTTGAATGTCACCCTGCAAAATGTTCCCGGCGTACCGGACCGCATCCTCGTGCATGAGCCCGAGACTAGACAGGTATTTAGCCCGACCGTCTTCGTAAACGCCGAGCGGGATTGCCGCGGAGTCTTGGAGGTGGAACGGTACGTAAGCCTCCTCGTCCCCCTGCGCTAACCGTGTGGCTCGAACAGTCATGCCCAACCGCCCACCAGGGTTGAACGTCAACTCTTTCAGGAACATCGGCATTGACTGCCGGAGGAACGAGTAGAACGGGACAAGCGTACGCATCCACTGGTTCTCGAACCGTGAAAAGTTCCGCGGGTCGTTGTTCGTTAGTACTCGATCGGCGAAGGCGAATGCGTCTTGCAGGTTAGCCTTTGAGCCTTGCCGGCGCAGGTAGTCGAGGATCACCGCCGTCCGCGTCGTCGTGTCGAGAGTGCCGCGGAACGCGTTGAGGGACTCGGCAAAGAAGTTTGACCGGGACGACCTTACCGTCCGCGTCTCTGTACCCTGCAACACTTTCGGGGCCACGGCTAAATTGCCGGTGCTGGCTGCAGCTTCCTCCCACGATTTTACCGCCGGCTCATTAACGTACCTACCGCTTACGTTCATCGGATTGAAGAACTCATGCAGAACCCCTGTCGTTGTGCCGACGACCCCGCGAGAGGCGCCGGTAGGCGTCTGTCGAGCACGTCGCAGGCGGGCCCCGATATCGGCAACGGTCGCTGCCGTCCCACCAACAACGGCCTCTGCCAAAGCACCTGCTCCACCTCGCACTTGTCCGGCACCTTGCCCGGGCACAGCGGTCATAACAGCTTCGGCGGACCCTGATATCGCCTGCGCGTCAACGTCCGCGTTCATCGTGCTGGCGTGTCGGTACGGGGCTCGGTGATGTGCTGCGAACAGAGCCTGAAAAGCCCGGCCCCTGTCTGTGGCCGTGTCCTGCATACCGTTTCTGGCAAGGTACTGGTCTATCTCCGGTATTCGAAGACCTGTGATAGTCGTCGGATCGATCGGGGCTCCACGAGCGAAGTTCAGCCCGTCCTTGGCGTACTTAGCCACGACCCCGAGGTTTGCCCCGCCCATCAGATACGCGTTGATTGCTGACCCCAGCGCGTCTCGTACAGCCGTGCTAACAGACAACAAATAGCCGGACTTCAGCGCGCCCGTCAAGTTAGCTGTTGATTGCAGGAAAGCCCCAAGCTCCGGCAACTGTGCCGCCATTGGGGTCTCCGTGAAGGTACGCAACTGTTCGGCCTGATCCGCAGGTAACTCCATCTCCAGAAGTTTTTCATGCGCGAACTTTCTCGCCTCTTCCAAGGCTCCCCCGTCTAAGGGTTTGCCTGCGGCGTCGACAAACATCGCCGAGCTGTCTAAAGAGTACTTGTACGGGGGCTTCGTATCGACAAAGAGTTTGGTCGCATCCGCGGGGGTGATATCCATCGTGCCACCAAAAACACGGCTCTCGAGGATACTTCGCAGTAGGTTGTCAAGGAACGTACCGGCGACAAGATTCGAGGGCCACAACCCCTGCCGGCGTGTTTGCCCCAGCGCGTCTTCCGGCGGGTACAGCCAGTCTCTGAGGCGTACCGCCCCGGGAATGTCCGTCCTTGTCGAGTACACTGTAGGAGCCTGTGCCTTGAACAGGTTTGTCAGCGCCCCAACAGCACCGTTAATGTACGACGTCTGCATCCGCAGTTTTGAAATACCATCCGCTGCGTCAACCAGCGGATCGTTGCCGAACAGCCCGGTCAGCCGGCGTAACGGAAGCTCCGCCAACTCATAAGCTAACCCCTTGTACCGAGACACCACCTCGATTGTGTGATCAAAGGGTATTTCATCTACAATCCCCGGGACAATCCCCGCCGATATCGCGCTGTTGATATCAGACCGCACGGTGTCAAGAAGCCCCAGCGTCACTTGCGGAACCCCAAGGCCTTGCATGGCTTTAGTGTCAAACCGAAAGGCGGAGTGCAGTGACGGGCTTCGTCGGAGTTCGTCAAGGAAGTGACTGACCTGCACGTCGAGCCCGCCGGCGATAGTGCGCTGTGTCTTATCCCACAAGTCAATGACGGAGGTTACGGCACGCCCCCAATGCGGTCGCGACATCGATAGCAGGGCGTCAGATTGGTTTTTCAGCGGCGTACCGTCCGCGTTGCGGGCGATAAAACCCTTCGTGGTATTATCCGGCACCGCCATCCACTCATCAACCAATCCCGCAGATCCGTACTTACTGCCGATGAGCGACTCGAACCTATCCTGCACAATATCCGTCTGCAGTAAAGGGTTCTCTTTTGTCAGAGTATCCATCCTGGCGTTGAGGTGCCCCATTATCGCAGGGTGCGTAATCCGCGGGCGAAGCGCGGGCTGCACAACGTACGGTCGCCCTTTGTGCATCCCGTAGTACCCGATAGCGTCGGGGTCCACTTTGCGGTCTATTTTAGCCAGTAAAGTGACCATGTCCGGAGAAGACAGGTTCACTCCGTTCACGGTAGCCCAGCTCAAAAACGCGGGGTCCGTGCTGGACGGGATAGTGTTCCAAGGCGTTGTGGTACTTGCACCCGGCGTCAGCGTGTGGCTTATGGCGACCGGTGCTGCGAGACCTGTTGCCGGGTCTGGGATGTAGTGGTCCAGGTACACGCTCGGTAAAACCGGCGTTGACGCTGCACCCGTCAGGCGGGGGCTGTTGATATGATTGAACATTGCCGTCCGGCCAAACACAAATTGCGTCATAGCCGAGTGCGGCAGCACCGGCACGCCTTGAGTATGCAACCGGTCGAGGTATCGGGCGATGACTTTGTCGTACAGACCCCGCTCCAACGCCATCGGAAACACAAAGCGTTTGTCGACCGTCGAGGTGATTTGACCAACCGGGTTGTTATGTACTGACTTGACCCAGTCCTCATGCCCGGCTAAACCGGAGCGGGCCGGCAGCGGGTCAAAGCCCAGCCTGCGGTATATGACGTCGCCGACACCTGCGGGCACGTCAACCGCACGTACAGAGGATATCCCCTTAGCGCTGAAGTAGCTGGGAGATTTTCGCAGTGCTGCAAGGTAGGCGTCAACAACGTCGGAAGAGTCGGGAGTGATCGCTCGGTACAGAGGAAATGCCCCTGACGCGGAGATGGAAAACATCTCGCCCGGGTTGAGTACAACCTCGGTGCTTGTCGGCAATATCGACGGAGGTACAAACGCCGCAGTTGTTGGGTATGACGAGCTGACCCCGTCCCACAAACCTTTGTCAGACACGGAGAACATTGGCCCGAGGGGGCCGGAGTAGGGCTGCCCGACAAACCGGTCCGGGCGTCGGTCGCCGGCCAACTCCCACAGCTCTGCCCACAACTCATCGGGGTCTTTGCCCAACAGGTCGGCAATATCCTCGACGTGCTTGCGACCGACCACGGGCATACCGCCGATGTCGTTTACGCGGGAAGGCGAATCCAGTGTCGGGTCTGACACCAGCGTGCCGGTCCCGCCTTGGCTCGGAGGCAAGTACTCCCGGACGATTTGCTCAAACTCGGGATCGCGAAAAAGTTTTTCAACCCCCGGCGTGCCTTCTCGAAACCCGGACAACAGTTGTTCCCGCCCGCCCGATACCTGCAAAGCCTGGGCAACGCCTTGCCGGGGTTTGGCAAAACTTTGCGGGGACTGCCCTGTCAGTACCTCACCGGTTCGCGTTACGTCCGACTTTTGTCGCGGCATGTGCTCTATGTACGGGTCGTACAGGTCGGGGACGTTCCATCCGGCGTCTACCGCTTCGGCCCGCGCCGCCGCGTTCTTCGCTATCACCCTGTCGAGGAATCGATACGCTTCTGCGGGAAGCAGAACATCCATTGCACGAAACTTGGCGACCAATCTTTCCGGGTCAACCTCATCCGCAGAGCCCCGCAGCCGAACACGCCAACGGCCATCAGGTAGTCGGAGGCTGGACTCCACCTGCCGCAAATCCGAGGACCCAACAAACGTCACATAGTCGCCAGTGTCAAACGTGGACCGGTTATCAAACGGCACGAACGGCAGGGATTTTCCAGACGCCGGTGTTGGCCCCAAGGCAGCGTTCACCGCATCTCTGTACTCTGGGTTTTCCAGATAGTTTCGGACAGCTCGCTTGTTTGCCTCAACCCTCGCAGGAGATCCCTCAACAAATTCGTTTCCGGGAACCCGGAAGTCCACGGCGTCGTCTGTGCGGAACTTCAGTCCGTACTGCCGTTCGGTCTGCAAGAAAAAGCCCGCAATGTCTGCGGTCTCTTTATCTGATATCGCCCGGAAACTTTCGCGGGTCATTGCCGCAACATCTTGTATCAACGGATCGGTGACGCCCCAGCCGTATTTGTCGAACACAGCCCGTGCTCTACCCTTCACGCTTTTGAACGCCGTCGCCAGAGCATCCCGCCCCGTTGGCGACAGGGGGTCGAACGCCGCCTTAGCCGCGGCGCCGAGACCGTACACCAACGGGTGCAGTGTCTGTTCGGGTCGAGACATCTTCGGCATACGCTGCAGGATCAGCGGCACTTGTGCTCGCTGCGCCGCGGTTGCAGCAGTACGTGCGGTCTGCATGGCACGGGTTAAGCCAGTGACTTTCGCAAGGGCTCCCCCCACCGGCCCGAACGGGTCTGTCAGGACTTCGGCAGCAAACCCCGCCAAATCCCGCAGGCCTTCGCCGGGGTCTTTCAGCCAACCGAGGATACCGGTTTCCCGGTTAGCCCGCATCCCGTACCGCTCGAGCAGGTCGCGACCGCTGACGCGGTTCTCTGCGCTGAAAGGCGTGAGCCATTGATCGACCGGGTTTTCGCCGGCAAGCAGGTCGCGCACAGAGCTGCCGGGCAGGTCCAGGAAATTGCCAACAGTCGCGACGGCCCCGAGGCCGGTGGACCCAATCTGCGAGAGCAGTCCCGGTACTGTATCGTCTGCCGAGGTTTGCGGCTGGCTTACGCCAGCCGCAGGCGCCCGAGATAACAGTTCGCGAATCGTGGCCATTACGTTACTGCCTGATAAAGGCTATCAGAAAAGCGTTGCGCCGGTGCCTTCGTAGCTCATACCGTCAGATGGGATACCTTTTGTTCTCTGCTTGTATTTCGCCGCGGTCTCTCGCATTTTCTGCATAACCTCTGGAAGAGAAAGCCCGTCTAAATCAACCCCCAGCAAAGCGACTAGAGCCGGCGACGAATCGATTGCCTCTTGCTGAAGTCCTCCGGCAGCATAGTTAGCTTGGGCGTACGTTTTTAACGCCTTCAGTTCATCCACCCCCAAAACCAAAGACCCGGGCGTACGCATCAAGTCGTCCGCTAAACCCTGCTCCAACTGAGCGTTTATGGTGCTTACATCAAGGTATTCACGTCCAACACGAGAGCGGGTCGCTATGGCGTCAAACACTGCGCCGCCGGGGATGCTGTCCAAAGACTGTGTCGGGTCGTGTACCGCCTGAATAAACGTGTTTGCCTCCAACACCTGATCGGGAGATACTTGGCCCCCGACTGTGACCTCGTTCAGCGGGCTCGTCATGTCCTGCGAAGCACCGGCCTGATCGTCGTACCCGTACAGTTTTCGCTGGCCCGGAGGCAACCTATCCGCCCACCGCTGCACAGCGCCCGGGAACCTCTGCTGTAGGAACGGATCTGTCGGGCTGTACCCCTGCTTGAGGTATCGCGAAAAGGCCTGGTCCTCTCTTCGGTTACCCCGCTCTCGTAAGGCATCGCGCACCAGCTCACGCCGTTCCGAGCTTTGTTTAATCCTATCCCGTGCTTCCTGTTGACTCTTCAGAGCTTTGAGTGTTGCCTCGTCCCCCTCACTCAACGATCCACCCTGCGCTGCGGCTTGAGCCTGCATCATGCGCAGCATGCCGAGCTGGTTTGTGCCGGTTGTGCCGAGAGGGTTGGCCGCTGACCTGTTGGCTTCCCGCTGAAAAGCAAACGTTCGGCTCTGACGTTGGAACGGGTCATCCGTCGCAGCGGGTATGAACCCCTGCGAAACGTTTGCCGCACCTTGTTCAGTCAGCGGGTTAGACGCGTTGATCAAGTCCTGATCCGCCCGTACTCGGGCCTGCAGACGGGCTTGCTGTTCATATTGCCTCTCGGCATCAGCCATTGCCAGAGCATCCAACCCCATTGGACCGCCACGCCCAAACCGGCTAACGAGCCCGCCCGGTGTGGTCATAGAGCCTTGGCGATACTGTTCGTTTGCCCGGATGCGTGCCATCTGGTCAGCCCCGACGGCGTCTGTGCCGGGGGTAAACTCTCCGCCCAGGCGTGTTCGGGTGTCGTACCGATTGCTTGCTTCTGCTCTCGCTCCCGCAACGGCGGGATACTCCCCTTGCGGAGGAGCGAGCGGATATACTCCACCCTGTTGAGGTATTGGATTGGCTAAGCGAGACTGGGAAACCAGGGCGTCGATGGTGTCCGCCGGCGGGTATGGGGCTTGTCCGAGGGGTGGCGTAACTTGCGGGCGTTGTCCGACCGGGGTTGCTCTTGTGCTTCTATACACCCCCCTACGCAAGTCCTCCTCAGCAAACCCTGCCAGGTTTTGACCTGTCTGGACGGCACTGGCTAGACCTGCAGCCGGACCCCCAAACGCACCCAAAGATAAAAGGTGCGGAGCCCGCCGCTCGGGAGGGGTGTAAGAAAAGGAGACCCGCTCGGCTCCGGGTACTGCCTGCGTATTGGATTCGAATGAGCCCAAGAACCTCGGTCGATAATCTTCGCCAGACAAAGACTGCGATACAGGTGCGGGAGAGGTACCCGTCAAAGGGTTGCTACCGGAAGCAATAGACTGTTCACGAGGCCCGGGGTTTTGGCTCAAACCCTGAAGCGACCCCTGTTGCGGTACCATAGGCATCGAAGGCACCGAAGATAATACCTGACGCGGTTGGCCGCTCAACGTGTTGCCAAACTCCACCAGTTTCTGCAACCTTGCGGATGTCTGCCCAGGCGTTTCGGCGGTTTGCGCCGGGTTACGAGAACCGCCCGATAAACCGTACGCCCCGGCGGCAACGGCTGCGCCTGTGCCAAGCAAAGCGGCCCTTTCCCCTACGTTGCTCGACCTTGCAAGGTCAGCAAGATCCCGCAGAGGGTTAAAGTCCATGTTGAAATCCCCTGCCGGACCGCCATACGGCGATACGAAACCCGCTGAGGACGTTCTCGCCCCGCTCGGCAGCGGAATCCCAGGGGCGTAGCTTCGTGGCGGTGGTGCTGGCGGACCGTACGTTTGGGCCATTGCCGGGGGCGACGAAGCAGCACCCCGCCCCCCAAAACGCGGTACTAGCGGTGGTGCTGGTGCTGGTGCCATTGCCGGCGCAGGCATTGGTGCTGGTGCTGGTGCTGGTGCGACAGGGTTACTCTGCGGTCTTTGTAAGTAGTTTTGCACGGAACGACCAAAGCCAAAAACGTCTTGTCCTTGGGTTTGACCGGCCAGTGCTGGTGCTGCCGAATCAACAGGGCTGCTCATGTCGACGGAAGTACTGCGGGATGAACCCTGCGCGTTTTTGAAGAAATCCAGCATGCGGCTATTAGTTTGACGAGATACCGGCGCAGGCGTTGGTGCCGGTGTTGTCCTAGGCGGTACCGGAGCGACAGATGTCGGCGGCTGGACCGGATTGCTCAAATCGAGACTTGGGTTCCCGGGCATGTTGATCGCATATTTGTCTTGGATTTGGGCCTCGGTCAGTTCCTTCGAGGCTGTCTGCGATCGCGGGGTTTTCTTCGCCGCCTTCTTTGGTGTGGCGGGTTTTGGCGCCGGTGTTGAGGCGGGAGTACTGGCAGACTTCGCCGCCTTCTTTGGTGTGCCGGTTTTGGGTGCTGGCGGGGCCCCGCTTGCGGCTTTACCTGCAGCCTTGCTTACGGCTTTACCTGCAGCATTGACCGGTGGTCTAGGCGGACTGGCGCCTCCGGGAACAGGCAGAAGCATAGTGATCGGTCGCGGAGGCATGCCAAACTCCAAATAAGGGAAACGGTTTTTCGCAGTGTACCAACCGAAACAGGCAGTGTCCAGAGGCTGTCAGGGTCCGCCTAAACCCGGGTCTGGTGGTGTCGGCCCACCGCCGGAGGACAACGTTATCGCCATCCGGGCACCAACAGCAGACAAGTCAAGAACCGCCCGAGTGTCTAATCCCGCAGCCGCAGACCCGATGTCGCGAATAAGGAGCTGCACCGGCGACGATGTCGACCACCCCGATACAGCTTGCAGCTCATTCAGGATCGATTTAATGTCAAAAGTCATAAAGGGGGTGGTGTTTGTCACACAGTCAGCGTACGCCGTGGTCAGCGTCTTTGCCATCAAAGACGACCAGCTACTGATAGACCCTGATTGGTCCGCTGCGTACTTCAGTGCCCGTATACGGATCGTCCTGCCCGGCACAAACCAACTGGCGTTTAGAACAGCGATCGCGAACGCGATCGTGTCGGAAGCCGATAAACCCGTCGCCGGTATATGCGCGTATGTCACAAACTCGTACGGGTTTGCCGCCGCTCTCGTAGTAACGTTATCGTAGCCGACAGACGGCGTCGGCGTCTGCACCCACCCAGTATCGCTACCCGCCCCTCCGGAAAACGCGTTACCTGACAACGACGCGGAGAACGTCGGGCCGTCCGCCTTGTCGTAGTAGATGGTCGCTGTTCCCGAGACAACTCGCAGGTAGAGCGTGACTCCGGCGATCGGTGCGTACATACCGTACGCGTTTGGAGATACAAGAGGGCTTCCGGGAAACGTCGATGGTGGGGTCCCTGCGGACCACGCGTACTCGACGGAGCCAGAGCCTGCCAAAGAAAACGTTGGGCTGGCAGGGTTAAGCCAGTCCGATGCTGTCCACCAAGACGAAGACAGTCCTGCGGAGATTGCCATTACGGGGGGCTCACTAAAATGGACGTTGGAAAATCAGAGTAAACGGCGTCACCTGGTGACCACTGCGGCGGAGTATCGCCAGAGCTTTTGAAGTCGAGCCACTGTGTCGGAGACGAATTTAATGACTGTTGGTACCGAAAACCGTACCCGTAAGGCACGAACGTTGTAGGGGCGTTTTGGCTCCACAGCCCGGGTTTGTGGGAAACACCGTTTGGCATAACGACAGGATCGTACTTGTCGTTGTTCTGCGGCATGTACCACACAACCCTTTTTGCCAAGGACCCGTTCACGGCACCGGGTATCGGCTTTACTACCCGAATGCACGGTATCTCGGCGTTTGCTGTAAGCAGAAATCCTTCACCTTGGTTGTACGTAAGGCTTGAAAAGCCCGGGTTGCCAAACGTTTCCGAACGGCCCGTGTTTTGGTAATAGCCTGAAGGCCCAAACCCGGACACGCCGACAACAAACTCTGTGGACCCCCCGACAGTGTTGCCGCTTGTTGTCAAGCGGAGACCCTGAAAAGAATTTGTCAGGTTGTGTTTACCGATCGATACTATGTTTTCGCCCGGCCACGACCCGATGTATCCGATTTGGTCTATTGGCCCTCCGCCGCCGGCAGCCAGCTTGATTGTAGCAGTATGCCACAAATCTAACCATACCTCTGCATCCCTAACGCTTGATAGATTTACCGGAACGCCAGTCCATCCGGTGCCACCAAACGGAGGAGATGTTAAATCCACTACCCCGGTTACATCGACACCGTTTACCCAAACCCTACCTTTCGTCATACCGTTTTGTATAGTTGCCTGCAGTTGTTGTACGCCCTTTATGTTAATATACACTTGGCCTAGTTGCGGGAACGACAAACCTGCAGCCAGCCAATTGTTGTAGAACGGGGAAAAAGCCAGCCCTTCCGACTGAAAACTCAAGATGTGGTTTGCTTGAGAGTCCAAAAACTTATTTGTCGGCGGGACTACTTGAAAAGGAGATACGTCGGCAGCGTCCGGGAGCAAGCCGCTACCCATACTGCTTAGTGCTCTTATGTGGTTAAAAGGCTGAGGGTGCCTGCTTGCTACAGTAGTGTACCCAGGAAAAAAGTCAGGGCTATCTTGCCTTTGCAAAGAGCCGTAAAAACCTTCACCCCAAGAATGCAGGGCGTACCTGAACGGTTGTGCCGTGACATATATGACCCCTGCCAACGGTACGGCGGTTGGAGGTATTGTTAGGTAATACCCGACGCGGTTGGCGTATTTCTCCAACTCCCCGTACTGCTGGACCGGACGGCGCAAGGTGAAAGTACCCCACCCGTACAACCCGGTGTCGTACCCCAACTCCGGCGGCAACGGTCCGACAGCACGTAAGTGTCGATACATGCACGCGGTGAGTGGGTTGCTGTTGCACTTACAGCACCGACCGAGTTGCATGGCTCACCCACAATCCGCTACGTACAATCGAAACTCCCCGTCAACCTCGTGGACTTCGACCCACGCGCCGGAGATAACAGATATGTTTCTCATCCGGTTGACGACGTTGACGTTATCTCCACTGTCTTCGAAGATGCCTCCCGGCGTTCTTCGCCACACGGAAGCCACTGCTGTCCCGGGCGTCGTTGCCGGATTTGCCGCTGCCGGCAGGTTGCCATCCAATTTTGCCAAAAAACGCGGGGTCGCTTCGCCGGTGAATATGACAACCGCGGTAGTGTTCGCCGCTGCCGGCTGGAACAAAACACGGAATCCGCCACCGCCCCGGCCCACCCCCCAAGACCCCGGAATAGGGCCAACAAGCGAGCCTACGTCAGGGGCTCCGATAATTTTTACCCGCCTCGGGGTGTTCCACAAAAACAGCTCCCCGTACTTGTTGGCGGCCACTTCTCGCGGGCCGTTCACCAAGTGTAAGGAAGACCCCGCGATCGGTTTTCTACCGCGAGAGATTCCGTTTGTGCCGTTCTCTCGCAGGCTAACAACCCCGTGCGGAGGTATTGTTTCACCCGATCGGTTCCAGAACCGAATGGCGTACTCCGTAGCAGCGCGAGGGCGTGATGTGGAAACGGTGTTATCCATCGACAACAACCCTCTCTGACGCGATAGCAGTGTTGGAGAAATCCGCCCTTGCCGCCACACGACGTTCTCGTCTGGTCGGTATGCCCCGGTCGAATTCCCAATTTTTTGACGCCACTGTTCGGTCGAGCTGATGCTCGAACTCTCCGCACGTGAGCACGTGCTGCACCTGCAGTATAGAGCCGTCGCACCGGAGGTCGAGTTGTGGTTGGCTATACACGATCATTTGCGTGGCGTCTGTGTTATACAATCCTGCTGCGGATGTTGCGTTGGTGTCTGCCGCTGTTTGCAAATCCGCAATGTTTGTGGTGTTTCCGGAGATTGCGTGGTTTCCAGAGTACGTAGTTATGACTTCCAGACGGTTGTCGCCCGGGATGTTCACGTACCCACTCCCCTGCGGGTAGACATCCACGTCGATTGTGTGTTGGTACCTCGCAAAAGTCGTCGGGTCTCTTATCAGTACGGTCGCCTCCAAATACAGTTCTGCCTGCTTGTAGTAGTTCGCCTCGAATAAGTACACCGGCTCGTTGAATATCACTAAGCCGTACTCATGCTCAAGCCGGAAGAAATCTGAATACTTATCTGTCACCGCCGTGTTTACGGTTTGGTTTGGGTCAAGCGTACTGTCCTGCGTCCACAAACGTTTTGTGTACTTACCATATACCCGGGGCCACCCGCGGTTGTCCCATGTGCGGATTGTCTGCTTCTCCAACAACCCTTGCTCAATTGGCAGGATGTAGTCCAATCCGGGAACGGTAGTGCCAAAGTACGGCAGCAACCAACTTGCGGGTTCCGCGGTGTCGTTGACAAACCCCTTGATTCTGTACGCGCGGCGTACAAAACCAGCCTCCTCCGGTCGCGACATAGTGTTGTCGTCATCTTGTAGCGAGTAAGGTTGCACCCCACCCCACCCGCCGGCGGGTGCGTACGACAGGCTGTCTATTGGTTTCCACGTCCCGTCCGTGTCCAACCCAACCGCCTCCAGCGCCAAGCGGCACTGCAGCACCGTCTCCTTAAAAAATGTTCTCACGTATCTCGGGGCGACCTTCGGGTCCAAACCCTCGGTCCGCAAAAACGCATCGGTTGTCGGCAAAGACGCACCCTGACCAAGCCGAACGACTTTGACCGGCTCGTTATCAAAACCAAGAACGACCGTGTACCCTCGGTCCTCCAACAGTTTTCGCAAGTGGACAACAGGCTGCTCCTGCTTCAACGTAACCCGTGGGTAAACATTCGTCGGTAAAACAGACACGTTGGCGGAGGGTTCACCCATGGCCGCGAAAAGTATTTGGGCGATCTGTCGCAAATTCTTTTGCGTAGCTGCTACGCGTGTTCCGCCGAACATCAGGTTGTAATCGGCACTGATAGTCGCCGTGCGTGTCCAATGGTCCCGCCTGTCCAGCAAGATCACGTCCAAGAACTTACCATCGGCGGTGAGTCGGAAAGTACCGGCGTCAACAACGCAATTCGGTAGCGTGATTGTGGTGGCACCCCACACCAAGGTTAAGGTGCCTGACGTGGGGAAATTTGTCGGCTGCGGCAACGCGCGGAGTTGAACCTTGTCCGCGTCGAATCCTGCATGTTGTGTGTACAGCATCTGTGCAGGGTACGAGATGCCGGGGAACGACCAGGGCATGTGTACCTCACGGAGGGGTGAAACCCAAGAAGGATTGACTGGCGGTAGCCTCCATCACGTACCGCCAACTGATGGGGTACATTTCGGGGTTACCGCTGGCGTTCAGGTCCTGCGGAGAATCATACGCTAACTCCCGCATCTCACCGTGCTCGTACAGCGGAAACACAGGGGCAGGCACTGCCGGATAGGCTTGGCGTCCAATCGCCTGACCCTCCTGCACGTACATGATTGTGGTGGTGCTTTGCAGATCCTGCTTTTGCGCGTCGCCGATTTCGCGAGGAGAGTACCGCCACTTGACACCGCCGTTCCCGCGTACCGTAAGCCGCTCTTTGTACCCGTAGTACCCGGACCCTGTACGCACCTCGGCACGAAGCACGATCGAGTACGTTCGTCGATTCAGGTACTCGATCTGCCCCGTCCAAGGCCCATCAATGTAGGTTGGTGGTTGCATCACCTTCACGCCGCCGAAAGTGTTTGCCGACACCAGCGTGTGGGCTGTCGGGGTTGTTCCGTCCGGAAGGTACAGCCCGCAGTTTAGGTTGTCCGCCGAATAGGCGGACTCCATAGCCTGCAAGGCTGCAGTGAGAGCAGCCTTTGTCGTTACCGGGTTCGGGTTGTCGGGCACGATCTTTACGCCAACCACGGTGTACTCAAATACCGTGCCGATCCGACGACGGTACTGGTCCATAATCGCGGAAGCCGCAACCCGCAACCCGCACTCGCAGTTATCGTGCGCGTAGTTACCGTATTTGAATATCACAGGCTCCTCCGATCCACATACTCCGGAGGCTGTTGATTCGAAAAATGCTGAACCGCCGTCTCTGCGGTGGGCTGCACCCGAGCGTTAATGGTGCCGGTAAACAAATCCCGGTAGGGTGGAGACGGTGCCGCTGCCGGGGCGGTCTGCATGGTATACCTATCCGCGGCAGCAAATAACTGGACCGGATCAACCGGCATTGCTGCGGGCACCACAAACTCGACGCGGTGGGTCGGTGTCACCTGCGCGCTCACAAACACGGGGTTGTCCGTAAGGTCCGCTGGCCGCCCCGTTTGCTGCCGGGCTAACTCCGCAACAGCTTGCTGCCCCGCCATGTACTCTGGAGACACCACCTGCGCGCCGGGGTATTGCGACTCCGCCCGCCGCAAAGCCTCGGCTGCCGTACCTGCAAAGTCTTCACGCCACACTGGGTTGGCCGGCACCGCATCCACCAAACGGTTAGCGGCGGGATCCGCCGCGGAGCCAATTTCCTGTGATCTCGGGCGGGGGTTGGCGGGCTCTTCCGAAAACCAGTCGTGCCTGCTAAACCCGGCCTGTTGTGCTGAGGCAAAGCGTGGCGGTGTCGGTACAGCAGGCTCACCAGACACACCGCCACGTTCGCTCGGCCCGGCAGCCGCACCCACCACGCGGGTGCCGGGTATTACAGACGCCGACGTCCCAAGGAGTTCCCCGGCAGGGGCGGGCGTTGCTGCACTCGATGTAGATGTCTGCCTCTCTGCCACCGCCGCGGGGGCAGAAGCCGTCTCACCCCGTTGCGACGGCTCGGCACTCAGCCTCTCGGCACTGGCTGGACCCGCAGAAGACGCATTTTGATCGGGCTGTGTGCTCCGAAGAAATTGCGACGCCTGCATCAGGCCCACCGGGTCCGGCAACACTCTCTCTTCCGGGGGTGCCTCGGCCAGCAAGCGGATCAAATCGTCGATCGTGGGGTCCATAAGTCACCACATGGTCAATAACAGCGCGGTGAAGGGCGTGCCGGGGACAAGGGCCGGTGATGTCGCTCAGTCTACTGCCTGACGTTCGGTACGTCCAGTAGTGTTGCCAGATCTTGCCGAAAACGCGGTGCAATACGCCTAACGGATTGGTGTGGTGTCCTTTCACGCACCGCCCATGGCGCAAATCACAGAGAGGCTTGGCGTTTTCAGCCAGCAGCCGAAGCTGTCCTGAGTGATCTCGCTCGAGTTCGAAGACCTCCGGCTCCACGTTGACGGAGTATTTCATGCACAAGGCACAGTCGAACGTGCTGGCCTTCGGGTATAAGACCTGGAGCCGTGCGTGGCTTTGCACAACCTCCGGCGAGATCGTTGGGCCTGCTAATGCTTGAAGCACGTTCCGCAGCGGCTGGGTACCAAAAGCAGCCAACAACCCTGTCAGCACTTTATGCAAGTACCCGGGCTGCGAGATCGCCGGCGTATACTGCTTCATCTGGCTACTCCCAGATATATCCGCAAACACGAACGGTGGTCGAAACAGCCGGGACAGTAGTGGAAAATCATCGTCTCCCCCTCCTCCCAAACCGCGCTGTTGTAGGTACAGCCTAGACGCTTCGGTCGGTTCAGCGAGGCCTATCGCAGACCTGACGTACAGGACGGAGCAGTACGTGGGGGCCTGTGGTGGTATGCTCACCGCCACAGTTAAACCGTCATCCAAATCCGGGGGGATTAACATTGTCAGGTTCCACTCAGAGAAAATGTAAATGCGGGGTTGGCACCATCACGGTATGCCTCCCACGTCTGCTGCAATCGAATCTCTTCGGACGCACCTAGGATGTCCGGGCTTTTCGGTACAAGGACGCCATAACCCATGTCGAACGTGAGCGTGTCGTTTCCGTTTGAAATCGTATGTACCAGCGCACGAGGAGTTACTGCCAAGTTTGTCCAATACTGATCCTTGTTCGCCGCAATGTATGGGCAGGCAAAGGCGAGCAGGACCTGCCGCGGCCCAGGACCAACGTCAGTCACAGTGGCGCTGGCGTTCCAACTAGGCACCAGTTTGTTGTCGATCACGATCGCGTACCTATCGTGGTCAACCGCAACGCCGCCGATAGTCACAGAACTGCCGTTGAAGGCAATCAGATTGTCCACCGTCCCTGCGGTAAACTCCGACGCTGGGGACTCAATCTCGTCGGCTGCGACCCACGTGCTCTCCGCTTGAATCGGTTGCGTCCCGACTTGTCCTCGCAGCACCAACCGAGCGAGGCGGCACAACGTGTACCGGTGTTTTTGGCCGACCTTGTTTACGATTATCTCTGTTGTGCTGACCGCCTCGTTTGCCGTGTACACCCATGGAGCCTGCGTGGTCCCACTGCCGGTACGGGTCGCACCGCACAGCCCGAGTAAAATATCCAGAATCGGTCGCGTCGCGTCGTGGGTCAACTGGAACTGTATGGTCTTGCGGCCTGCGACTACTCGCTGGATTATCGGGTCGCGGCTACCGCAAATAGCGTTTGGGTTGAATACCCGCTCGACCGTGCTGCCGTCTTGGAAAGATGCAAAGCAAAACGCGCTGCCGCCGATTGAAACCTGTGAGCTGACGCCTGTAGATACTGCCATTGTTACACTCCTCGCGGGTGTCGAACCATTACCTGAAACACCAGCAGCCCCACAGATTGATTGTGTCGTAGTTTTGCCGCTGCGTCGGCAGACAACCGCTTGACTACGTAGACAACGTACGGATCATACTCTGACGCCGTGGTGTCTTGCAAGAAAGGGTTTGGTACCGCGAGCAGTCTCTTGCGTATTTCTGACATCCAATACGCGTACGTGGCGATTCCGGTGCTCGCATCTTGCGGGGTGTTCTCGACAACCTGTATTGCTATCCGGACGACTTCGTCGTCCGCTAAACTGACCCCCATAGGGGAGGCGGTCTCAACAGGCATGGCACAAACAAGCATGGCCGGCAGCGGGAGGTTTGCAAAACCCACTGCAGTACGGATGTTTTCCGATCCTTCGAGCACCCGGATCTGCCGAATCGCGGACGGGAGAACACGCCGGCATCTCTCCCCGGCCTGCGGAGTAAACACGTTCTGAGCAGCAAGCTCCTGCAAAAGCGTTACGGTGCGCTTTGCTATTTTAGCTTCCGGAGCTGACATAGCCTATGTCCTTGAGACGCAGTCCATACCAGTATTTCAATTCGTCCCGCATGTTGACCACTGCTCGGCCATCCGCGGCCATAGCCTCCCGAACCGCGTCTGCCAACGCCGATTTAGTCACCAACTTTTCATTGTGGTTCCCGACCGGTCTTGTGCCATACTCATCCTCGACCAGTCGCAAGAACAGGTTCAGCATTGCGCCCCCACCTACGTCTATATGGGTGGACGCACAAAACGAAACCGATGTTGCCGCCGCAGAAACGTTTGCAACCCGCACCTGCGTCGCGCTGATGTACGCGGTAACCAAAGTCTCCTCTACGACCGTCTCCGCAACACTCGGGTCCTGCGCAAAATCCCCGTACGGCCCAACAGGAGGAACTGTTTCGCTGGCCGACAAACGGAGTACGGCCCCGACAAAGGCGGGAGTCACAACGGGCTCGCTGAATGTCGCCACCCCGTTTACTACAGTGACGGTACCCCTCGCCTCCCGCACGAGGGTGTTGGCCGGGCGACGGCTTTGGTACATGTACGCCAGCTCTGTAGCTAGCATTACCTCGAACGGTAGCCACAGACACCACCGCCCCGGGCTGCGAGGGTCTACAAAAATGCTATACTGTGTCGGCAGTGCCGGCGACCAAGAAAAACCTTCTTGAATCTGGTAGGCCGTCATCGGGTTGACTCGCCACATCCGGATGTTTTGCTGACTCTCATACACCACCAACACGTCACTAACTTCTGCGGGCAGCGGGTGCAGCACTTTCTGCAGCACATAGGCGACGTCTGTCAGGTCCAGCGTCGGCCTTGTCTCAGGAAACAATTCGACTTGGGTGTCACTGACCCGCCGGAAAACAGGATACCATGTCCGATCGATCAGCAGGTGTTGTTCCGTCACCGTAGCGGGAAACACAGAGCCCGTCAGCGTCACAATACCTGTGGAGGCTGAGAAGGATGCCGTGCCTGTCCGCTGCCCCGGAGATACCCGCAAAACACCGGACCGCTGGAAGTACACCCACGTCGCCAACGAGTGCAGCCTGTTCCACCCGGAATTAACCGCGTTGCGTACGCGCTGTTCGAGCGAACCGGACAACACTGTATCCAGTTGCGTGGCAAGAAAGCTCATGGCGTCGGCGTACGTAAACATCAAGACCTCATCGCATCATCAAGTTAGCACATTCGTCCAGCGTGGCAGGTGCGTTATGTACGTCATCCGCAGTCACAACCGGGGCGTGCTTGTGCAAGATCTCTTCCTCAAGGTCTCTGTCAGTCGCATTCTCCCACCCACCCTCGGCCCGGTACTCCGCCTTGTACCTACTCATAATGTCGGGACCCATTCGCACAACCTGCGGAGTTGCAGCAACTTGATCCCCAGTCACGTCCCAATCCCCATGCACGTCCCGGCCACGGGCTTTCAAATACTCTTTGACTTCCTGCAGACTCCGCTTGTGCGTCACGATCGCCCCGCTCTCTCCAGGGTAAGACACGATTCCGCGGTACACCACCGCGTCTGCCGGCAGATCCTCACCGGTCTCCCGTCGATACTGGGCTCGATACAGGTTCAACATCTCCGGGCTTCCCCGGAACGTTTCCTCAACACTGCCGCTGTTAGCCATCACCATGCGGTCATCGACACCGGACGTAGGGGCAGACCGAGACGCCAGCATTGCCGCCATACGCACGCCTTCTGCGCCGACAATCTGCTCAAAAAACGCCACAGCGGTGGGGCCTTTGTGCCAAACAGCCTCAAAGTCGCTTTGGTCTCTGCGGTTGGGGTACCGTTCGGGAGGTTTACCGGACATACTGCTGCTCCAAATCAGAACGTTCTTGGGTAATCAGCATGTTCTGCAGGTGGGCCTCGTCGGCCTGCCGCATCCGCTGTTGGTGGTCAAGCTCAGCAAACCGCAAACGTTGCAAACCCGAAGCGGTTGAGCCTTGAGATTTGTACTGCGCGTCTGTCAAACGCGCTACCGCCTTGGCTCGCGTGTCTTCGGTTTCGGCGGCCAGCCTGTCTAGCTGGGCTTGCGTCATGGCCTGCTGCATTTGCGTAGCCGCAGGGTCGGGCCGCTGAGACCAGCCCTGCATCGCAAACGCTGACGGGTTGGTGAGCTGCATTGCGGTGAAATACCGCTGCAACAGCGCGTTTAGTGGGGCGGTGTCCCCGGTGGATTGTGCGTATCCCTGCAGCACCGGCAACAGGAACGGCAAGATCCGCTCATGGTCTTGGATCTCTTTATCGTTGTCGGGGCGGTGCATCTCCGTGACTTCGACGACGGTGTCAAACTGCCGGACCATCACCTCAAACGGAATCGTGCGGATTTGTTGCTCCCAGATCTGAGCACCGTACATACCTAACAGCGGGACCAAGGCGTCCCCGGGTAAATACATTGCCGTCAACCATAGCTCCTTCTGGGCAGACCGCCGCAGAAAGTCAGCAACGTCTAACGACATCTTCTCCGGTCTGACAGCCGATTTCTGCTGACGCATCTGCACATCAGCAACAACCCGGCTTTGCCGTTGACTGATCCCGTACGACAGGTCGTCCAGCCCAGTCGCTTTCTGAAACTGTTGGTCCAGATACTGAATCCACATCAGCAGATCGCCCTGAACCGGAGGCCTTTGCAGGAACTGCATCACCTCGCCGATTGATTGCTGAGCCGCGCTTGTTAGTTTTACGACGCACGGGGTGCTCTCAGAATTCAAGGCCTCGTTAACCTGCTGCGCCATGTGCTCGTAAACGCCGATGATGTCTCGTCGGCGGTCGTACGACATCTGCAGTTGCGAGACCAGCAGAATGTTCATAGAGAGCAGAAACGGCAGCCCCGGGGCCAGAGGTGCGATTGGCCACGGGCTTCCCGACAGCGGGTAAAATTCCAGGAACTCGCACGGCCATCGACGGTCTTTCCAGAACTCGCACACCGCCCCGAAGCGTGACGTGCGCCACAGCAAAGCCTGTCGTATCAAGTCGGGAGGAGCCTCCTCGACCACTGTTGGCGGCAGGTTCAGCGGGTGGGGGACGTTTTTCGAGATCGCGAGGTAGCAATATTCGCCCGCCACAGCGTCAAGGGCCTCACCCATCGCAGGGTCAATCCCCTGCACCCTTGCGCCAATTCCGCCACAGCTCCATATCTCAGTCCATTCAATCATATCCTGATAATACTTATGGGCGGTCTGTGTTTGGCTGGCCTGCCACGCCCACTCGCTACTGGTTCCCGTGCCCTTACCGGACAGATACCCCGGTGGGTACCCAAACCTCCGCTCAACAACCCAAACAGGCTCAACGTGCGTACGAGAGATCCATTTAGCCGTGGCCCGCGTGGCGTCCCGGCAATCCGGATCCACCAGCAGTTCATCCTGACGCCCAGCAAACGAGGTCACCATCGGTTGGCCAGACGCCTTGTCGACGTAGGTTTCAGTCCACAACAAGCCGAGCCCGGCGACCATGGCGTCCTGCACAACCAGTTGCGCCTCGCCCAAACAGGTGCCTGTGGGGTGCTTGTCGGCGAGGTGGTTCAGCACGCGCTCCAGCAATCTGTTGCGAACACCTACGGTCGCCGCTTGGGTCTGCTCCATGGCGGACATCTGCTGCAGAAACGCCTCATCCTGAACACCAAAAACAGTTTGCAGTATCTCCACCTGCGAAGGTGGCTGGATCGACCGCACTTGCCGTCGCGGGTATCTCCACAGCAGCGACGGGCCGATCACGGAGACCAGTTCGAAGGCTTTGTTGATGGAGACGGCAAACTGTGGTTTCGGCACTTGCGGATAGAACTCGTTACGTACGTCGTCGCCCCACTGAGCACCGGGGTCTGTGCCGTAAAACTGTCGACACAGCCTGGCACACGCGGTGAACCGCTTCTTGGCGGTCTTAGCCGCCTCGAGGCGCGCTATCCACTGGCTGACCAAAGGCCCCAGAAGATAACGTTGGACTTGTTCGTACGTCACAGCCATACCGCTACTCTGCCGTAACCGGGGTCAACACTCGCGGAACCCAGACACCACGGGCCTTCACGTGCTCGTTTTCCAGACGGCTGTCGCCGGTGATGCACGCGCCGCGGCGTGGCTGCCAGCCGTTAGACGACAAGTCGTACACCGCCAAATGCGCTTGACCTTGGTCACATAACTCCACCACAAAGGCTGGAGCCGGTGTGGCCGACATATCTCCGCGGTGGAAAAACCACACGGCATCTCCGAGGGCTACCGTAACTGCCTGCGGCCCCCCAAACCCCGGCACCGTGTACTGCCGCACAAGTGCCGGCTTAAACGCAGGTTGTGTGGCGGAAACGATCGAGTCTTGTTTTCTGTTTGTCATATTGCACCTGGCGCACCTAAAATAATCATCGGTTTGCCCGGGCCTTGTCCGGGGGAAGAGGCTCGGAGGTCAGCCCAAAATTTAACGTCTTGCTCGAACATTCGCAAGCCCGGGCTTGTGCCCTTAGTCGTTACCACGCGAAATGTGGGGTCGCTGCCGGCCCAGTACTCCAGCGTGTCCAGTACGTCGTGGACCTGCCCGTCAGCAATTTTATCCTGCACTTCGGACCTGCGGATCGTCTTCCGAACAGACTTCATCTGTTGTATCAGGATAGGGCAATTCCTTGCGTAAATCCGCAGTTGTGGACGGGGGCAGTCTTGCCGGCCACGCATCCACGCACGCAGTTTCAAGGTCCGAACAGCCCAAACGTGCTCGCCCGGAAGGAACTCAAACCCGGTTGTCAGGTTTCTGACACCAACAGCTTTGAATTTTTGGGAGTACTGCTCGGCCACTTTCCACGCGAACCCCATCGGCGTTTGAGCGCCGGCTTTTTTGTCGATTATGAACCTCGAGTACGTCCGATCAGGTTCGATGGCTCGAATTCGAACAGCCATATCTTGCGCATCTATGCGAGCTACGTTCATTTCGCGATACACTACGTAGTACGGAACACCTCCGTCCCAGTAATCCGGCGTCGGTATGGCACACCACAAAACTGCTGGGCTGGTAGTTCCCGGGTCGAGGATCAAGTCCACAGGCCAGTTATCCGGAACACCCCCGTTCAGCTCATCCATGACCGCCGTGATGCGGTCATTCAAAGGGTTACCTTCTCCGTAGTCAACCACATGACGCTCCTCGGAAAACTCAGGATACGCCAAAATCGTACCAACAGGAAACTCCCCGAAGTCTCGAGCCAGCCTCTCGGCCTCACTCCACCCCTCAGCACGCTTGCGCAGCTCCTCCGAATCGATAAACGGGGAGTTGCTACCGACAAATACAAACCGGGCAACGTCCGCAGTCTTACGCTTGCCTCTAGCGATTTCGGAGGCCTGCGTATTCGCTCGGTCATGTAGTCTCAGCAGAGCCTCTGTCTGCAGGTCAGGCCAGCTTGTCCAAAACAGTCGGCCCTTGCGGTCACTCAATCGGCTTTGCCATTCTGCGTAGTGATCAGAGAATCGAATCTCTTCGTCAATCCAAATCAAATTCACGGGGTCGCCGCGTTTCACCTCTGCCGTGCTTGCGTAAGCATATATGACCGTGCCGTTCCGCAGCGTCATGCTAGTCAGTTTATGTTCGCTTTTGGACTCCCAAGTCTCTTGCACCACGTCCTCGTCGGGAATAAACGCTGGCGCAGGCTCCCGACCCTCCGGCCCAATCTGGTCGTCCCCGGGAACAACCCCCGGCTGCCACGCACGTAGATTACCCGTAAGCGGATCCCGTACGCAGTCAAACGCTCCCGGTTTGCGAAGCAAACGGTAAAGAGTCTGCCCGATGTGGTTGAGTTGCAGGCCGATCAGCCAGACAGTTGTTGACCGGCTCGCCCAAGCCTTTTCCCGGATATCGTGTTTCGTTCCGTCAGCAAATATGATCGGCTTGTTTCTGGCGTATGCCGCCACCATAGCAGCAACAATCGTGGACTTGCCTGATCTGGTGCCTCCCTGCACCAAGCATTCCGACGCCTTGGTCATCGCAACAGGCTCTTGGTATTTTGTCGGTCGAAACAACTCCAACGCGTCGTTGTTCAGGCGTACAAGGCGGGCTGCCGCTTTCAGGGCATCAGAAAGGCTCACTGCACGCCCCCGTACGGGTTGAACCGGGCAAGTATGTTCCTCAACAACATCTGCCCCGCCGGCGTAGCCAAGTCAGGCACTTGCTGCCTGTCAAGCGGCGACGTCGTGTCGGTGATCCCGAACAAGTCGCCGTAGTCCTCGCCACCTCGAGCGGGTAAATTCCGGAACCCATACTGCGGGTCGTAGACGCGCGGTATCTCGCGATTGAAATACCCCATCGCATTGGCCATCCCCGGGCTACTTGTCTGGGTAGTGGCCAAATAGTTTTCGAGGCCTCCGGCAAAAGCCTCTTCAGCATTACGGGTTCGCTGGCTGCGCGGGCGTAACAGCCTGTCGAGGTAATGCCCGACCTCGTGCGGAGCTGTCGACGCGTCGGGAGCAAACGGCGTGATGACCGCCCCCTCCGGAGTGAATTGAATCTGAGCGCGGGGGTCGCCGTCAACGGCGGCTTGCTGATACAAAGCCCGCGGGGAGACGTCGTCCGGGATCAGCCCCACCGCTTGCAGCCTCTGGCGAATACCTTCCGAACCCATCATCTCCGTACGTGGGTTTTTGGCTAAGACCAAATCGCCGTATTGAAGCACTTCGTCGGCACCGGTAACACGTGTGCGGTGGTCGCCTTGCAAATAGAAGTAGCTGTGCCGTTCGGGGTTGAACCCAACCTGCTGCCACTGAGGATCCTGCATTGCCTGCATGACCGCTTCACGCACCTGCTCACGGGTGGCGGTCGGCCCAACCTGCCCGGACATCACAGCCCACGAATTTTTGCTCCCTTCTCCAGAAGCTACCAGAGAGACATTCTTTTCCGCAATCTTGTGTTCGACTAAAGGGTTTGCGATTTGCGTCTTATTATTGCTTGCAAGCCCGAACTCTACAAGCGCTTTGCCGCGTTGTGGCAGCAACTGTACAGCCCTAACATACTGCACAGGGCCATCCTTAAAATGCAACGTTCCTATCGGGTTACCCCTTGCAAACTCTTTAATGTCAATTCTGGAACCGACATTGGTACCAACAAAAGAAGTTACGTCGTCAGTTGGGTTTTTACCCAAACGACCCAAAGCTTCTATTTTCGGCTGCATTTTTTCATGATAGGCGTGAGCTGCCTGTGCACTACCTGGCACCAAGCCCATAGCCTCGACTTCTTTTTCAACCTCCTTATGCGCGCTCCGATAGTTTTCGTTCGGAAGCTCTTCTCTGTCATACCTGCGCTTTGACCAGAGGTTTTCAATAAAATCTACGTACTTTGGGGTTTTTAACCGGGGGGTTCTGGGGATTGAACTGTCATATCCCGGAGTGTCTATCAACGCGTTGTACTGGTCATGGGTTATATTTCCCGAAAAAAGGTCGATAGCCTCGTCTTCCATTAGTCTCGGGAATAGCGGTCGCGATAGGTCCGGTAGTGACGGCTGGTTCAGCGTCAACGGGTTTGGTCCCGGAGAGTCTGGCATCATCATCTCAGCCGCCGCCGTAGCTGCAGCAACGCCCGTTGCCGCTCGCTCCAGGTTTTTTACCGTAAGACTGCCGTACACCAAACCGGGATCACGACCCTGGCGAATCGTAGCCGCGTCGATCAAGGCCATTGTGTGGTCGCCAGACTCACCGAACGCCTCAGACATTTGCTGACCAAGGCGCTGGCGTTCCGGGTTTCGCTGCAGGGCGTCCAGCGCTGCGTTATGCGCCGCGGCGGACTTACCTGTTCGAAACAGCTTTCCGAGCTTGAACATCGACGCGAAATTTAACGGGTCGGTCGCCAGCTCGACCCCGAATCCGGCCAAGTCTCTCAGGCCTTCCATCGGGTCATCCAGCCACCCCGCCATCCCTGTCTCTCGGTTAGCCCGCATCCCGAACCGTTCAAGTACGTCGCGACCCGTAGCCCGGTTGTCTCCGGACAACGGCGAAGCCCATTGATCAAAAGGGTTTTCTCCGGCCAACAGATCGCGTACTGAGCTGCCCGGCAGGTCAAACAGGTTCCCAACAGCCCCCAAGATCGGCCCGTAGTACTCGCTTCCGGGAGCGCCGGCTACAGTGCCTGCGGTCAATCCGTACACCCCGTACGGCGCGTACGGTCGGGCTTTAGACAAAAGGTCGCGGAGGGGCATATATCACCTCGACGGTTGGGGCGGACAACACCTTAATCGCGGCTCGGGTGATAGCAGTCGCATCTACTCGTGCGATTGTAGCTAAAACATCGTCTCGAAAACCGGCGTCGTTTTCAATACGCAGCATAGCCGCATTTGACGCGACCTGCATCAACTGCTCCTCGGACATCCCGTCAAACGGATCCGAGTCATCAACCAGCTCATCTCGAGAGTCCATCAAGCCCTTGAGAAGTTCGTACAACCCCTTCAGGACCTTTACGTCAGGCTGGTGGAATACCGCTTGCTCCGGGCTAAGGCCCTCTCCGCGAGCCCGCATAAAGTCGGTAGCCAACCGCTCGGCCAGTTTCTCCGGACCACCAAGTTTTTCCATCACCGTCTCAGCAACGTCCAGTACGAACGGTCGGCCTTTTTGACGGACATCACGGAGCGCCCGTCGCCACGAGCCTTCGCCCGTCAAAACCTGCTGAGCCGTCCGGACGACTTCGTCGCTACATGCCATACATACCCTCTCGCCAGCGTGCGGGGTGAAAGGCAGTCCGCAAACACAGCATACCCGTTTCCCGGGAAACTCTGCGTCGGCCAAAAAAGATGGCGGGCTTGCGCCCGCCAACCGAACAGCAACGTCACCCTCGCGGGTCACTTTGTGCTGATCGGTGTGATTGGGTTTTGGATCGGATTACCAGGCTTCACGTTTGCCAGCTTGTTGCCGCCGTGAATCCCTGTCGGCGGTACCGGTGTGTCTCCCACGATTTGATCTCCAAAAACAAGAAAGGAAAAACCTGCGGCCCGCAATCAACAATCGAGCGGGCTGAGCGGCGTTCGGACGTACGCACGTCCACGGGCCGTTGCCGCAGTCGTTGCCGACGAATATCCGCTGTGGCCGACAGGGTTGGTGCCTTCCGTACCTGCGATAAACGTCCCGTTCACCGCCGTCTGCAACAAAGCACCTGGAGTCAACCCGCCGACCCCGGCAAGAACCAAGGTGGGGCCTTCCACGATCATCCAGAAAAACCCGCCAACGGGTACGGGCGCAGAGATCCACGGGTCAACAACTCCGTGCAGGGCTTGATTGGCCCCGCACAGTCCGCCAACCAATGTCATGGTGGTATCCGCAGCCTTCATGCGAAGCCCGGCACCCGCGGCCAACGTGGCCCCCGAGTCGTTCTTCACGAGGACCGCACACACCTCCTGCTGCGACAGGAGCACCGGGTTTTCCGGATTCGTGTAGTCAATATCCTGAAATTTGGCACCTTGCCCGAGGAATGCCGGGTCGTCAACAACATTGACCCCACCCAACCGCATCGAAATAGTATTTCCGGCCATACACTACATCCTCAAAAATGTGATCAGACGAATATCGGAGGGTAAAAACCGGAAACAAATCAGGTCTTGCTAACGAACCGACACAGGTACTTCGGCAGGAACTTGAAGTTTCCGTAGGTGCTGATGTAGTACAAGTATCCAGTGTGGCTGGTTGACCATTCTGGCCCAATTGGGCCGTAGATGTCGTTGTGCAGGAAGAACGCTTCAAGGAACTGGGGCAGGTACATGTAAGCCTGAGACTGCGGGATCGCGTAATCCATGGAATACACGGCGCCGTCGACCATCAGCGTTTCGCCGGGATACCCCAAGTCTCCGTCCTTCCACGGCATGATCTGGCGGTTGTTGGCTCGGAAACTGTCCTTGAAGGACGGGAACAGGTTGGACGCAATCGCGACCTGCGGAGGCGCACCGACCATTGACTGCCCGCCGCGGTGCAGCATAGCCGTCATAGCGAAGGAGGCAGCAGAGATGATATTCTTGCTGAAACCTGTGCCGCCGTTGCCCCAGATATTTGGCCCGTAGTTCACGATCAAGGGGGACGTCCCGTCGTACTCCGGAGAGCCCTGCCCGAATGGCCAGTCGTTGGCAAGAGAGGCATTCGGTTTGGTTTCTCCCGCCGTGGCGGACCAAGTTCCGCCGAGCCCGCCGAGGGTGGTCGTCTGCCCGCAGTACGTACCCGTTGGCTTTGCGACCTTGTCTGCTGAGGTGAGAGTCGCGTCGTCATAGGCCAGGGCGGTATTGATCCCAGCAAGGTCGTTGGCGAATGCTGCGTCGTTGCCGTTGCACCAGAACGCCTTTTGGATGCGCTCTGTCATAGCCTGCGCCAGCTCTTGGCTTTTTCTCTGATACCGATCAGTAATGGCGATGTCGCCCGCACCGTCACGCTGCAGGTATTCGAGTTCACCCATGAAGTCCGAACCGCGATAGCCCTTGATCCCGATGAAATACTGAATATCGGTATCAAAATTCACGAACTGCAGCGGTTGCCCCTCAACTGCCGGAGAAACGCTCGGCTGTTTGATCCTCGCATTCCATACCTGAGTATGGCCCCGGGCGTTAAACGTCAACCGCCCAAACCGCCGCAAGTTGTACATGGTCAGAAAGTTTCGAACTGTCAGGTCCGAAACACCTTTCCAGTAACTCGGCGCGAGGTCTCTGACAAGATTGACGTGTCCTGCGACGTTTTGCGGAACAAGAGCTACCATGGTCTAAATCCTCGTCACGAAGTGGTGCCGGCAGCACGTTGTGCCGCCATTGCGGTAAAATCGGGAAATCCAGCGTTGTTGACCGGTACGCCGAGTGGAGCCGGACCGGACGTCGTAAGGGGGCCGGGAGCTGAGAACGTAGGGTTGACTGCGGTTGTCGGTATTGTGGAGGACCACGGCAACGTCTGTTTTGACGGTGCCGCCGGGACGGTTTGGGCTGCTGGCGTAGGCATCAACGGGCGAGCGGCCATAAACGCCAGATCGTGGGCTGCCTCTCGATTGCGTACGCCGGCTCGTGCTGCCGCGTCCCACGCTTGCGAATAGGCCTGGCCTGCCGCAGTAAGGCTGCCGTCAGGGTTTTTTAAGGCCGCAGAGTTTGCGGCAACAAATTCTTTTCCGGGGTCCGGAGCATTAGCCGCAAGCATCTGACGCTGTTGCTGCAGAGCATCCGTAAGCTGTTGAATCTGCGTTTGCAACGGAGCGATAAACTCAGAAAAAGCATCCGCGCCGTAGTTACGGATAAATGCCTGCGGGTCCGAAAGCTCGGTCATCACTGCCCGCTGACGGGCAACGTTTTCGTTCATAGCGTTGGCGACGGTGGCGGCCAACGGGCTGACAGCTTTCCACACCCCTGTTCCGGCTTCAAAGGTCAGCATCCCGGACTGTTGCAAAGCCGCCGCCGCCGCAGCAAGTTCACTGTGGGACGGGGCTGGCATACCGCCAGTGGCCGGCTGCGGCGGCTGTGCGGCAGGAGAAGTCGGTTCTTGCGCAGGCTGCTGCTGAACTGCCAAGTACTCCAAGACCTGCATGTCGTCAGTAAAACCGTGACCGGGGTTAAGAGTACCGCTTGCTTCGAGGCGTCGAATCATTGCGTTTGTCGACACCGCTGCTGGCGGGGGTATCTGCGGAGGGGCTACGGCAGCGACGGGTGTTGCGGTCACCGCCGGGGCAGCCACCGGCACAACCGAAGCAGCCGGCTGTGCCGATGGCGTTGCTCCCCCCGGAGCGCTCTGAGCAGCCGCGAGGTCGGTAAAGGTTGGGAAGGCTGATGATGTAGACATGGTTTTACTGCTCCAGAATAGGGGGGAGGATTTTCATAATCCTCCATTACCCTCGGCTGGACAGCAATACCGGCAAATCGCTATTCTACCAACATTCCCGTTTGTCCTCTATAAGGCCCCCCTCGATGCAAACTCCGGAGCAACTCCTCAGCGCCAAAGAAATCGTGGCGTTTGTCCAGACCCGTTACGGCTTGACTTTGGACGTCAGCACTGTCCGAAAGTGGAGCACTCGCGGGAGAAACGGCGATCGCTTATCGCGAGTTGAGATCGGCGGACGGAAGTACGTCAAACTGTCTCGACTGCTCGCTTGGTTGCATCCGCGAACGCGGCGACAGCTTTCGGGCTCTGCATCATTGTGAGTAGCCGCAGGTCCCGTTGCTCTCGAGGGAGTTCACCAAACACCCGCATGAAATGCTCGTACCGTTTTTCCGCCTTCGGGAAGTTTTGCGAAGACCCGACAGGTGAGGCTACGCGGGCGTAGTTTTCGATCTTGGGTATCAACGCCTTTGCTTTTTTTGTACCGACCTCCCGCAAAGCCTGCCGGTAGTCCCGCATGTCCATCGATTGCGATGTCAGTGGCGGGAGCCCTTTCTCGTACAAACTCCTGTTTGTGGCATCCAAAATACAAACACCCAAACTGCAATAGTTTGCTTTGGTCAGGTGAACTGTCAGCCACATTTGCTGTCGCTCTCCTGAATCAAACACATCGTCAAAAACGTAGTGTTTTGTTTTCGGCGGCACGTCTCGAAGCAGCGGTTTCGGAAGACGGGCCTGCAACGCGGCGTCGTTTGTTCCGCAGGCGATCGCCATCGCGTGCTTTGTCGCCCTGCTGGTCTCCTCGCTTTCAAGCTGAGCAAACGCCGACAACATACCCAGCAGCAGCCGACCAAACAGCTCGTCGGATTTTATTCCACCCTCGTGAATGTGCAAAAACGCCCCAACTTTTTGAATCGCGTCGATCTGGGTCGCAGCGTCCTTCAGGGACCGGAATACCCGGTCTGGTCGCAGAACAACAATCGTGTCTCCGGGTTGCAGCTCTCTCAGCATTCGCCCACCCTCGGGCCTGTCCGGCAAAGAGGTCTTCCACGCACTGACCCCGTGGTCAACATACTCAACAGCGCCCGGGTACGCCTGCCTCAAAATGGCAAGTTGTGTGTCTACAGACTGCTCGTCGGTCGAAACTCTGGCGTAAACGCACACCCGCCCGGATCGGGAAGAGGGCCGCTTTTCAGCCATACGCCGAATCACTTCGGCAATAGGCTGCTGCGCTGCCGGAAGCAAAACCTTGGCCGGCTTAGCCGGTCTGTTCGGTTCTGCTGGAAGACCTTTCTTGCGCGCGCGTCCTTCGCGGACCCTCGCTGCGATCAACTCGCTCTTGAGCTGAGCCACGGCGGCCATGCAGTACACCAAACACCGCCCGTTCGCCGAATCGAAACTAAGCGACGGGTAGTCGACAAACGTCACGCTTACGCCAATCTGAACCCACCGCTCCATTATCGTGGCGGCTTCGGCGACTCGGCGGAACAGCCGCGTCAAACTGGTCACGACAACGGTATCTCCCTGCTGCAAGGCTCCCGCGAGGAGCATTGCGCCGGGGCGTGTGGCAAACGGTTTCGAAAACGCGCTGCGACCGCCGTCCAGAATCACGCCGGCTTTGTCGCAATTGGTAGCCGCACCCAACACAAGCCCGTTGGCCTCGCAGTACAGTCGACAGGATCTCACCTGTCCTTCGATGCTGCACCCCCCAACAACCTGCTCCACTGTCGACACCCGTGCATAAATGTACGCTGCCATGACCGCCCCCCCCCAATAA